GATATGCCTGATATGGTTAAAAACTTTCCGGTAAGTTTTTAACCATATCAGGCATATCTTTTTTATCGAAAAGTGGCTTGCTATTAACTACAAAATCGCCGACATTAGGCTTGTTGGGGTTGTCTATGCCAGTTATGATTTCCCCGGCAGCCATGGATGATCTGTCAATCCATTTTTTCGTAGCATCGAGGGATGGACCGGGAATACCTCCCGGCAACACCCCTCCTAGTTTGCTGTCAAGAGATTTGTATAAACCTTTTGGTTGTTCTGGTGCTTTAAATTTTGGCATAAGAGGTACATCATCGTAATTCAAAATATTATCTGCTTGACTCGGATCGCTGGTAATCTGCGGAATTTTCAGCGTCGTGTTAGTAGGAATATTTTGGTATATTTCGTTATACTTGTTTTGCAGTGCCTCATTAACTAGGGCATTGAAACCCCTATAACCTGAACCATCAACCCCACCACCAGAAGGAACCCATCTACCGTTAACTACTGGCATCTTATCACCGCCCTAAAAACCATAATTGTTGTATACACTCCACACAGTACCCAAGTCTACGCCTGACTCAGAGGCATCTGCAATATTTTCCTGTAGGAACTGCTCTTTGTTTGGCGACATTAACAGTTGAGAAATAAAATCTTGCGTAACTTGCCTATTCTGCATCTGATATTGTTGGTAAGGACTAAACCCACCAGGATTATTTTGTGCCGACAACAACGAATTAGCCGTTGGATATTGGTACGGGAACATAGCCTGTTCCTTACTCCAACCAAACCTCTCTAGCGCAAGTCTGTTGTTGAAAGCATCCTGCTCCCGTTTATACGCGTCCTGCTCCTGCTTGTACGCCATATCTTCCTGATCTGCACTATACTTCCGCAAAGTATCAGCTAACGCCTCCTGCCAATTCCGGAACCCCTGTGTATCCTGCTGCATCAACCTAGTCGCTTCGGCAGCAACCTTCAGATTGCGATCTTCCTTCTGTTCGTCAATCTTACCTAAAGCACCCCGGTACTTGCTGTAAACATCATCCGTTCCCTCATTGTAGTTCCTGAGTAAAATCTTCATGTTGACCGCATTATCTCTGTCTAACCTCTCAAAAGATGGCTTAAAATTATCCTTAATCGCATCAGTTCGGTAATTAGCCAGTCCTACCCCTGGGCCTTGTCCCATGCCACCTAATCCACTAGCCAGCGACCGCTTGATTGCAGAATTAGTCTGGTTGGTCTGACTTGACTGTAGATTAGACATTGCATCGGAATATGAGTTTTTAAGCTTAGTCCTGCTGTCTCCGTAGTTACTCTTGAGTCTGCCAAGTGCCGTATCCCTGCCCTGGTATGCTTGTCTGCGTAGACCACTTAAATCAGGATTTGCTACCTGCTGATTAGCGATATACTGCCAATCGTTATATTGTTTCGGCTTATAGCTAGACAGAGCATTTTGAAGAAAGTTCTGATTTTCTTTATTTGGGTCGTAATAAGCCATAAAGTCACCACCTTATAATGTGTCAACAATTCTTAAATCTCCCTGCGTAACGGTAGTAAACTCACTACCTCCATAATCAATGTTAACCTCTATACTGTAATCTCCTGGGACGCTCGTATCTTCTGCGGTAAGTATGTAGTGACACGTCCCGGCGACAGCACTATCTATAACGCAAGTACGTTCTAATTTGGTGTAAGTGTAACCACCTGCAAGTATTACCTTAACTGTCGCCCCGGTTAGATTTAGCGCAACATCATCTTGGTCGGTCAAGGTAAATGACAACTGATTACCAACATCATTTTTCTTAATATGTTTTGAGACAGCCATTACGATCCACCACCTAATTTCAAGGTATAACTTATATTATCTGTTGCCTTTAAATTAAACGATAACACCTTAACCGCTTTGAGAATATATTCCAATTTGACCACATTAACAATTAGTATCGGCGGTAAGGCGGTTATAGTAATAGTCGCAGTTACCGCACTAACTACATTGTTAGGTATAACTGGTATGGGCATGTCTTGTGTTGCGTTGGCGACTACTGCTATAACAATATTAGGCATATCGGGGTTAGGCATACTTGCCGTAGTCTGTGCTGTTACCGCATAGATAATGTTATCCGGTACAGCAGGTATAGGCATACTGACTTGCACATCAGCAACTAATGCCGTTATTGTATGATCTATCTGTATATCCAGAGTAGGCATTTCTGCTGTAATCTCAGCAACTGGGGACAATATTGTAACGTCAGCCATCTAAACACCCCACCTTCTGAGATTACGAAACGGTTATTTTAAATATTCCATCTGCGCTCCATTGAATTAGAAATGTACCTGCTGAACTAGACTCATCTGCTCCGAAATCAACGTAACCTAGCAACGGACTTGTCGAAGCAACACCAGTATCCACATAAATAACTGCATATCGAGCGGTAATGGTGGCGGTTGTCCAACTTGTATCAGCGGCATCGAGTTTTATTATGTTTGTTCCGGTATCATAGGCTATTGTTTTACTTGCTAAAGTAGCACCGCCAGCAGAATAACCAACGCCAGTTACTTCGTTAGTCACATCATCTTTATAATCATGCGTATCTTGATTGGGCGTATAAGTTGATGTGCATAGCATTACCTTTACGGTGTCTGTATCGAAATCAATTTCCTTGTTAAGCGCCTTAAGTAAGGCCTGACCAAACCATTTAGCTGAAACTGCCATATTAGTTCTACCTCCTTAAGTTTATTCTGGTGCTGGCATTATTCCAGCGGCAATCAATAATGTTTCAAGGTTAGCAATATAAGCATTCATGTCTGTTTGGTACTGCGTTATTGCGGCGAAGTTCTGATTATACTGTTTCATCGTCTTAGTTACTGCCCCGGTATAACTGCTAACCTGCCGGAAATTATCGTTTGTAGCATCTGCCGCCTGCTTAGTGTCGGTATGGGATGCACGTTTAAATGTTAGGGTTTTTAGTTCTTTCGTTATTAGTGCAGGAACATTAGGGTTATCTCCGCCGGGGTCTGGTTCGGCATTTTTAATAAACTTAGCACTTACAACATCGCTCCATAACCCTGTTATCAAGTTATATGCCGCTACTTTCATGCTTGCGGAAACAGACAACGTAAAAGGTATGATATATGCCGTACTATCAGTTGTAGGAGTGGTTCCATCAGTCGTATAATACGCAACACAGTCAGTATCCACATTGCCTATAGTTACAGTTACGCTACCACTAAATGTTTCACCGCTAGGAGTTGTGGTTGGTGTATCTAGGTAAAACGCAGGGTAAGTATTTCCTTCATCTATTTTCCATTTTTCAGCAAAATCCCAGCTTAAAAATGTTGCCTGTGCTTTCATTTCTATTGTGGTTTTGGGAATACCCTTGTCTATATCAGATTGGCCGGAAGTTTCGGAATCGTAGTATGAATTAGTTATCTGGTATTCCGTGCTTGACCACTCGTAACTCTCGATGACACCTATTAAACCACCCATAGAACCGTAAACCGTAATACCTTGCGAAATTAAACCAATTGAGTAGCAATTTATTGCACTAAATTCTCCACTGGCTGATGCGCCATAATAACCTATAAGACCGCCAAAATTACATGTTGTGAATTCGTTTGTAGTTACACTAACAACACTACCTCTTGCAAAACAATCTAGTAGATAGCCAAAATCTATGTCACCTATCAAACCTCCTGCATTTCCATACATTACCTGAACATTACCATAGGCATAGCACTCTGTGGCATTAATACCTGACAAAACTTGACCTATTAGACCACCAACATAGTTACCTGAATAAATATCTGCGATTCCATTTATATTTATCCCGGAAGAACATTTATCTATGGTTGGATTACCAAATACCTGCCCTATTAGACCACCAAGGGTATTTGTTCCGGTGATTTGGCCACTTAATGCTTTACAATTAATTATCTCGCTGCTACTACCCGAAACCTGAGCGCAAAGCGCACCAATTGCATTAGTTCCTGTAATACTAACATTAGTTAGTCTTACGTTTTTTATCGTTGCATTACTTACGGAACCAAATAAACCCAAAAAGGAAGTTTCATTTTGACTTAAGTTGTCTATGATAAACTTGTTACCGTCATACTGACCATCAAAAGAATCAATGGGAACCCAATTAGCATAGCCACTCAAATCAATATCGGCCATCTGGATATATTCACCAGACAGATTATTCCGAACATTATCAAGGTCTTCTGCTGTCAAAATTTCTATTGCCATACTCTCACCTACTTCAAAGCCTTCGGTATAACCGTAAGCGTAGCACTCTGCAACTCGTCAACTTTATTAGTAGACTCCAACCTAACTGAGATATTTTTACCTCTGGCATTTATCCTTATTTTCTGTGTAGACAAAACACCTTCTTCAAAACTAACCGTACCTTGCGAAACTTCTGCTTCACCATCAACTGAGGTATAAACTGCTATGTCAATGTCATTTGCCGGATCAGCGGTAAGGTGCAGGGTTTTAGTATTCATAACCCTACCCTGTGAGTTTAAAGGTCCTACCGTTAGTGATGTAGTAATATCTACTTCATCATCGACTACTACAGTATCATCCATGACGAGTATCTTACCTTCTTTAGTCCCTAGATGAATCTTACCGTCATAAATGCCTGCGCTAAGGATATGACCGGAAAACTCATAAATATACCACTCTCTTTCTGCCGGGTCATAGACGTAGCAATTCGTGGTTTCCTTGTCTGTGTCGCCTACTAGAATGTTCCTCAGCGCAAACAGCCAAAACTTATTGTCCAGAGAATAAACTCTTGGTATTAAACCCGCTTCCGCAAATTCATCTTCCAGCAAATCATCAATCGGTTGGCTAATAGGTTCCACAACCGAACCAGTATAGCGATAAACCTTACGGTCATTTCCTAACCACATAGGCATATCAGACACTAATGCGGCAGGACAGAAATCACCGTTTTCATATGCACCTACACGAGAACCTTGATGAACCTCGAAATCGTCCTCATTGTTACCGTAAATGTGCCATGTTGACGCCCCGGTTATGCAGAATAGCGACGAACCTAACGGTAATCCTGCCATCAGAGACGTTCCATCACTCATAGGTACGTTATATTCTTCTGGCCATTCGGTAATATCTCGGTCAACTATCTGCTGCTCTCCGTCAGGTACTTCTGGGTCAACAGGTTCATACTGATAGCCGTTGAATTGTGTTTTGTACGCCGGAGCCCAGTTCGGTCCAGGTATTGTCCAGAGATAGTCCTTCCATGTTGCGGTAAATAAACAACCAGGCATTGCCGTAGCACCACCGCGTAAATCGCTGGCACTAGCAGTTTCAATACTATAGTCCAGAACTTTTGCTCCGAACGATAAAATTAAGTGATCTCTCCAGACGTTGCCGTACCCATAGCCAGATATGCTGCTCGCCAACAATGCCCAAGGGTTTAATTCATCCGTTCTGTGGTGCAACTCACTTCCTGATTGTATGATTAATCGTTCTGTAAGTTGTGCCTGCTTACATGAGTGTATGCTATAAATTGGTGCGGTTACGCTGGGAGGATCGCTTATCTCAACCAAACCAGGACGAGTAAACAACGCTCCGTTTTTTGTGTAGAAGTTTTTGCCGATAGATGGTTGCTTGACGTTTCTTGTGTGACTTTTATTTATACCGCCGAAACCTTTGATGTCGATAGGTTTTTTGTTATTGCCGCTATTACCCCTCTTGGGTATCTGTGCTACTACCATGCCATTTGCACCTGAAACGATTTACTATCAATTTCCATTTCATTGACCAGTTTATTGATAGAATTCTGAAATTCAAGCATCCATCTCGAAGCATCGGCATCGTCAGAATCGTCATTACTCCTAAATCTTGAAGCAATAAACTTAGCTATGGCATATTGGCAAGCATCGGGCAATGATATGTTCTCCGATATGCTAGAAATAGTAGGATAGGCAACATATGTAAGAGCATAGTTGTCGGCATAGGTAAAGGAAATCTTCCTGTTGCGGATAAAAAAATCATCGTAAGTATCTCCAGTAGTATCCTCTGTAGGGATATTTTCAGAGTCACCGGCAAGTCCCGTATCATCGAAGGTAGTTTCTGTAGTTGTACCGATTAAACCTGTTGTGGTGCCTCCGTAAGTACGATAAATATTATAACTTGCAGCATCGTCAACCGCTGTCCATGACAATGCGTTATAGTTTGTTTCTGATAACGTGGCATTGCCGGTAGTAGATGTGACTTCGGCGCATGGGATAGTTTCCCCGGAGTCCGAAGTAACTGCCGTAATTCGGTATTTATATGTAGTTGTTCCGGTAGTTCCGGTTGGTGTTACCGTTAGTCCTGCCGGTGATCCGATAGTTTTCGATAGACTCACTAAACTAAAAAAGTCGCTCGGTAGGTTGTAAGACCTCTTTGCAACCGCTGATTTGTATTCTTTTGAATTTTCTTGCCATAACTGAGAGGGAATATTGTCTTGCAGACACTCTTTTCCCCATATAAGCAAGTTAGTGCTATCTATGGTTTCATTTATTAATGAGTCGGCAATTGATTTGCAGTTTGTTAGTGTGAAGGACATTTTATCACCTCTTTTATGTAAAATGGGAGGCTGTTAACCTCCCCATAGTTTACTTAGGGTTCAATAGGTGGCTCCTCCCAATCAGGAGGGAAATTATCCCCTAGCCATACATTTCCTAGACTAATCAAATAGTCAATGTCCATCTGAACGAAATTGTATATAACAGCAACTCTACCATCAATTGCTATGGGGACGGGATAAATACCTAGACCGGATGGCATAACCGCTGATTCTACAGCTTCCGTATTCGGGAAAATCGCATACTTATCCACTTATAACACCACCTTATATTTTTTTAAATCTTCCTTATTCCCCTCATAATTTTGTTGTACCTCATACTTACTTAGTTGTCTATTGTAAAATAACGATCTAAACAACCTAAACTTTGAGTAGTTAGCGTTCCACTTACCCACCCATAAGGACGTATTAGGTACTACTACTTGCCCAACTAAAGTATCTACCGATTGTATTTTACCGTTTAAATAAGCAGAGACAGTTGTAACATTCCCGTTGTATTTCCAGGTGCAAGCGTAAATTAAATTTATACCGTAAGATAATAGCACTCTACCTGTTTTTGATGCTGTACCGTTAAATAAAGTCAGACCAAATTGGTTGTTTGCTGCTACAAAAGACCTGACTTCACTATTAGTCCCTGCGGTATGATCAGAGCCTAAAATTCGTAAACCACCATAGCTATCTACAGCATTAAAAACTACCTCGAATGTACCCTCAATAGAGTTCAAAACCCCTATAGGTATAGTGGTAAAATCATCAGAGTTATAAAACAAATTATTGGCTTCTTGTGTAGGGTCTCCACTATCAGCTGTAACCATATTACCGTGATCTCCGTGGTTACTTAAACCTGAAAAGTCAATTAATTTTTGACTATCCAGGTTTAAGGAGAACTGTTTAGCAGGAAAATAATCAGCATTTAACCCTGTTTTTGATACAAGTATTTGGCTACATTGCTGTATTGGGATAGGTCTGTTTAATTGAGGTTGCTTCATTTAAAACAACTCCACATCAATATTAATCGAGGCGTCTTGTCCTGTTAGGGTATCAATCAAGACAATCATGCCCTCCGCACTGTTAACATCAATTTCTAAGACCTGATTTAACGCTTGACCAGCGGTACCAGACATAATCAACACAGTTTGAGCCTGTCCAGCGTACCAATCGTTATTACCATTTTGCAAGAACGGTACAATAACAAGGGTAGGTAAAGTCCTGTTATCAGTTAACGACATTTTTGTATGGATATAGGCTTTAGTTTTACCTGTACAATCCAAAGCAGTTATTGCGGCGGGGATGTAGGCGTTGTTATATGCAAAATTGACTGAAGTTGATGCCTGACCTGTTCCAACAACTTGAACATTTACAACACCTGCACTGCCCCCTTCGCCGACAGTCCCCACCGCTGTAATAGCACATCCTGTAGCACGTTGCCCCTCAGTTATTCGGGCAACCAACAAAGGTGCGGTTGGTGTAGTTCCGACAAAAACCTCATAGTATGTTGCACCAGTTGCCTGGGGAATGGTTATGTCGATAGATTTATTGACGGTTGGCGTAACAGTTACTAAAGCACTAACACCAGCAGAACCATAAATATTCCCAGGTGCTACTCCAATACCGTGAGAGACAGCAGTCAAGGAACCTGCTGTTGCTGGTTGGTCTGCTGCGGTTATTGTTACAGTTGCAGCTTTGTCTGCTGCGGTTATCGCTGCCCTGTGTGCTACTGGTGCAGTTCTACTACCGGTTACTTTCACACTAGCCGGGTTAGTATTGGTAAACTTTTCGTCACCGTCAGTATCTACGGGAATAAATTTTCCAATAATAGCCGTGCCTGCAGCTAATTTAGCAGTTATTGAACCATCGGAGTTAAGTACCATTCCGATAACTTTATTATCTCCATCAACTCCGGCAATGGTAATAGGGTTTTGTTTTGCCGCACTCTCACCTACTGGATTTTTTCCTTCTACGATAGAAATTTTTTCCACCCCCTACATAAACAGAAAGGGCAGGGCGATAAACCCTGCCCTAATATTCATTAATCTAGCTAGGATTACAGCCATAGATAAAGCTGAAATCATCCCAACCATAAGAGAAACGTGCAATTGTCGCATACTTAGCAATTTCAGTGTCGAAGTCCTCAGTTGCCTTAAATCCAGGTTGCCTTCTCCAATACCAATTTAAGAATTGCTTCATTCTCTCGCTATCACACATGCCATATGTTAACTGTATGTTTCCATGCAGAGCAGACTATATCATCCCTTTCGGGGACGGCGCTTATGGACATTATTGTTTCCTCAGTCCTAGTCGTTGAACCTTCACCCGCCCTCGTCTCTATTGACTACATCGGGTGCTTGGCTGCTGATTTCCCATTGTTTCATCCACTAACTTTTCAAGCCATCACATTCACCGTTACCAGTCGTGTTGTGGCATAGTGGTTTTAGGGGGTTCCAGCAATTCACCGTCTTTGCAATTATATCTGTGAACATTTTTTCATAATCTTTTTCATGTCCATTGACCTTACTTCTATGACAGTCATCGCAAAGCGAAATTAAGTTATTTTTGTCAAATATTTTAGATGGATCTTCTTTTACTGTTATTATATGAAAAAGATTGTCAACGGACTAATTAGATTACTAATTGGTATCACATATATAATGGGTCCTAGTGTTTGAACCAAGCGTTAGCGTCTGTCAACCAAGGCCATTCAACTACATTGAACACGCCTTTCCAGACGTTTACGCCGTGGTCGGTTGTCCCAGGCTTTTCCTCAGTATCGGCAATAACCCTTGCAGGTTCAAATAATTCAGTCGGCACGATCAGAGTATCCGGCATAACCAAGAATGGATTACCCTTATCGTCCTCCCAACGACGCATATTGTTTCTAACGGTAGTCACGTTAGCGGCAGTCAGCGCATATGTGCCGAAGTTTGAAGTTACGGCAGAACTTCCAGGTGCTTTCGGGTGCGATGCAGAACAAAGAGCAACCCCATCTGGACCGGCATAAGATGCGTTAAAAGCGTTATTAAACGGTATAGCAGCATGATACTGAATAGTTCTATATTCAACCATACGGAGATTACGGACACGCTTTTTAATCTCGCCGTATTGTTCGTCCTCAACTAACTCGCGCTCAATCTGTGTACCTTTAGAATATTTACGGTGAATATAGTTAGAAGTGAAACCTTTCCTAAAGTCCTCATAAGAAACTTTATTCCCTGTTGCTCCCCATTCTTCCATTAACCCTAAGTCACCGATGCCCTGATTAGTTTCCTGCGCTTTTGTGGAGTTTTCCACGTTATACATCAGACCAAGGAAGTCCTTTTCTTTCTTACCGGCCAAGTCAAATATCTTCCTTAGACCAGGTTCAAGTTGCTCTGCCCAATTGTCAGAAATTAACGGCATTTGTTTTCCTCCTCAAAACAAAAAGACCCAGGCTAAAATTGCCTAAGTCTTTTGTCATTTAATTTTTATTTTAATTTGCGGTTATTGCTATGCATTATAGATGTGCTTGCGGATAACAACATCCATCATTAAATCGGCAGGGTAAATATTTACTACCAACAATGGACCTGCTTCGTTGGCGATAGTAGCGTTTGCATCAATGGTATTTTCATCTTTCAGGTCAACACCAAAACTGCCAATATTAATAACGTCACCGGAACCTCCAGCACCAAGCAGAATATACTTACTCGCGGTTGTCGGAGCAGTCGGAAATGGTTCTTCAACGGTCAGTGTGTCGCTTGAACCCGTGTAATCCTTTACTGTGCGAATACTTCCTGCTGCCGGACCTTCGTAAATATACAGCAATGCACCATTCCAATCATCATCAGATGATGTACTTAATGCAGTGTCAACCAAAGTAGTAGTTGTCCCGCCAGTTGCTGTAGCGTCCCTATGGTCAGCAAAAGAGCAGCGATAGACAATAAATGGATTATCATATACCCTACCGTAAGTTGTTGTCGCTGCCGGATTGTCTGCTGCTGCAATAGTCTCAGCCATTACGCCAAGTACATTAGTCGCGTTTGCTGCCGCTTTAGCAACCCTATTGGCAGTCAATACAACCATGTCGCCTGCGCTAAAAGCAACGCCGGGAGTTAATTCATAATCGACTGCGTTATCTACAGTCCCGCCAAGTTTGTTATATTTAGGTTCAAACCCATTTGTAGTTCTAGATGCAGTTAAAGCCATTTTCTCAACCTACCTTCTTTTCTTAGATTTTTTCGTTATACCGGAGGCAAAATCTTTTTCGGACATATCTAGCCTTGCGGCGAAATGTTTTTGCAGCGGAGTTAAATCAACCTGCTCGGATTTACTTCCTACCGGCAGGTTAGCATCTTCAACCCTAAGTTTTTGGCGACCTTTAATATTGGCAAGCGTCTTTTGTTCGGCGGCAGTTTTTACTGATTTCCTTAATTCTCCAGATGTAAACTTTTCACCGATAACAAACTTCATAGCAGTTTCAAAATCAATGGCGGCACCATTTTGACTTACCGCATCAATCTCGGCAGCGTACATAATAGCATATGGTCTAATTTGAGGATTACTATTTAATACCGCCTGCCTTTGCCTTTCGTAGTCAGTTGACTTTCCGGTAAATTCAATCTGTTGTTTTGCGCTAATCAGTTCTTGTTCAAGTCGGGCAATTCTCTGCTCCTTCTTAATTTCTTCCGAAGCAAGTTTCTTTGCCTTTGTTTCATCAAAACCAAGTGCAGCGAAATATTCCTCTTTCTCCGTCTGCTGTTCTATCCAATAGGTTTTTGCCTCTGCCTCTACCTGCGCCTGACGTTTCTCTGCCTGCTTATCAGCTTCAATTTTTGCTCTCTCACGGGAAAGTCTATCCGCTAATACCCGGTCAATTTCTGTCTGCATTTCTGCTTTCGTGTATGTTTTTTCTTTAACGGTAGGTTCTTTTTTTAATTCCGGTTCTTGTTCAACTTCTTCTTCCCTTAAGTCCTCGTCCCCACCGGAAAAATCGTCGCTTACCTCATCGTCAGTTGGCAACTCAACGAGTTCAACGTCCTTATCGCCGTCTTTGTCTGGAATATTTGGATCGTCAATTTCGGTATCATCAACAAAACCACCGCCAGAAAAACCACCATCCGTTACCATTAAAGCGCGATTGAATCTGCCTAAGAATTTATCTTCTGCCGCATTAATTCCTAATAAGTCTTTAAACATAATTTGCCTCCCGTTTTAAACCCGTCGGTTATAATATCCTTGCACAGTTTAAAGTCTTGTGCATGTTTTGGACTGTTCCTTGCGGTTTTTAACGTCTACAGCACGTTTCAGACATTTATGCTATACATCTTGTTGTATTAATAATTGCAGTTCTGACATCATTTGTTCTGGCGGTAGGGACATTAGGTATTCCCTAATCTCCGGAGGCAATTGAGATAAAATTTGTTCTATCTCGTTACCTTGTTGTGAAACTTCTTCCTGCTCAGGAGGTTGTTCTCCAGGAACAGAACTTCTTTTCATTGCTTCCTGCTCCATTTCCATCCGTTGCTGTTCTTCCTTCTGCTTATTCATTCTCTCCATAATTTCGGGTATGGGAGGGAACTTGCCGTATTCCATAACATAGAAGAAAGTTTCCGGATCAATGACACTTGCTACCAATAAATCCTTAGCTATTTCCATATGATACATGCGGTCACTCGGTATTACCGATGAAACTTTACAGTAACAATCAAAGTCAGGGAAGTATTCCTCAAAATCCTTTTGGTAGGTATTGGCATCTAACATCCTGCCGTCCGGCATTATTGTTTCTCCGGTATTTAACTTTCCTACCTCATTAAAAGGCATGGTTATGCCGTTTTCTTTGTCGTAAACCTTTTTCATTTCATCAGCATTGAAGGTGTTATACTTATAACCTTCTTTGTCGTTCTTGCCATTAATCCGGTAAGTTCTTTGCTCTGTGTAAAACTTGCCGATTAGGCGGTTAGTAAATTGACCGGCATCCTCATAGGAAGAATTAATTTCCTGCTCTGCTGTCCTTAACCTTATCTTAGCTTGGGAAACTAGCTCGGCAATTGCCTTAAATGCGGTTACGCTGCCGGGAGTTCTGCCTTGACTTACATCAAAACGACCTATCATGCCCTCCATAGAGGACTGTAAACGCCCCATTTCCTGTATTAGACTGCCGGGAATAGGTTGTCCATGCTCTCGCTTAACCCCTTGAATATCGGCAACCGGGAACCACATGCCGGGGGCAGTACCACGTTCCTCAATTAACCTCTTTTGTCTAGGAGTAAGCGACCTTTCATCATACCAGGTTTGCCCAATGGCCCCGTGAATATGACCTTCAAGTATAATCTCAGCAGTCTTATTCCTAACAATTTGCGGATTCTTAAGATAGAACGCATCGCCAAATCCCCAAACGCTATTTTCTCTTGGGTATCTCTGCCGCACAAAAAACGGAAATACCGGAGTTTCTCCGGGGTCGAAGTACATATAGTTACTGTGTCTAAGATAAACTCCTTGATGTTCTCCTGCCCATAAAATAACGTGTAAACCTATTCCCTGGTCTTGTTCTCCTGGTGCTAAAATCATCGGTTTGCCAATATACCATGTTTCAATAACGGGAACCTGTTCTTGGTTATATGAGCGACTAAAACCTTCGGTATCAAGTTGGTCAGTATCCAGCAAATCATCGTCGTGCAACCCTTGTTCTTGAACCAACTTTGCCCTATCGGGGAAGTTCTCTTGTATATACTCCATTGTGCGCCATACGGGTTTATGGCAACGATTTCCCTCATTTATATCCTCCCGACAACGTGCATCAGGCACTAGGCATAACGGGTGCAATGCTTTCCAGCGAATATCGCCTTCCCATCTGTTCGGACCTTTGCCACCTCGCCAATTAGAGTCCCAATAGATATGCCAAATACCTGTGCCGTACAGAAAAAACCACCGAAGAAACTTAATTCTCTCGGAGGTTAGTTTGTTCTTATAGAATAAGAATTTTTTAAGGTCGGTCATAATATTAGATTTTTCTTCGTCACCCGGTTCAACGCCCTGGTCTATTAACTCTATCTCGTTAGCAAACTCGGCTACCGTACCTTCTATTAGAGAAAAGGTAATATTCTCAACGCTGTTCGGTCTATTCTGTTGCTGTGCCTCGGTTCTTAGCGGATTACCATTCGGACCAAGTAAGTCCCAATGCCTAGAAGTATAGAGTTTATACATTTCCCGCATTTCATCGACATAAAATTGCCTTGCCGCTTTATCATCGTCATACCAATCCATACAAATTCTAACGGCATCACTTTCTGCCTGTGAATTTCCTCTTACGTTTTCCATAGTTCACCACCTTTTAGGCATAAAAAATAGAGGTAGAGTATAAGACAATGCCAATAATGACACTTTCCTACACCCTACCTCTATCGTTCTCGATTCGAGATATTGGTTATTTAGTTATCGTCTAAATCATCACATAGTGTTGCGTAGAAGTTTTGGACTGCTTTTATTGTACGATCATTGCGCTCTGCCCGTTCTTCTGGAGTATATTGCTTCCTTGGAGGATAAGCGTCTATATGCCATTTTTGAGCATAATACCAAGCATAGAAATCATTATAACCCCATACAGTAATAGCTTTTTCGCACTCACTAAATAATCCGTTTTCTTCCCAAACATTTTCTTCCGCATAACCTGTTTCAATGTTCTTGAAGGGATAGTTACTACCCTCGTATTTAGCCTCTAAGTCTGCCTCATGCTCAGAATAGACTAAAACACTATGCCCCTCATGCTCTTTTAGGAGAGTAGGCATCATGCGGATAGTGGTTGTATCCTTGCCAATATCATAATATTTCTTGCAGTCCTCACACACAAAAGTATATTCAGTTCCCACAATAACACCGTCCTCGGTTATTTAGTTTCCTTCTCATACCTGTCAATCCAAGGTTTTAATTCTTTATGGAATTCTGATGGCAATAAAAAATCATTCAGTACCAGTTCGCCAATAAATAAAATCTTATCTTCTGTACAGTTTTTATGTAGCCAATCATAGAATTTTACACGTTTTTCATGTATTACTGCTTGCCTACGCATATATTCATCGCGTCTATCAAGACTTTTTGAAAAACTTTCCCTAAACTTATCAAAAGCATCAACAGTTAATTCTACTGTCTGTGTGTTCGAATGGTTTTGCACTATGTCACCGTCCTCGGTTATTATTTCTTCTTCCCGTAACCCATACCCTTTCCCATTTCTTTCTTTTCGGACTTAGGCATCGACATACCTTTACCCATGCCCTTCATACCTTTACCGCCCTTACAACCTGCCATTGTTACCACCTCCTAATCTAATTTAATATCCTTAGTAGGACTTATCATAACTACCCTGCCGCCCTTTGCTTTGACGGTAAGTGTTCCCCATCCTCCAAGGTTGCGTAGTTCTAAAATGACTTTCTTTTCTGCATCAGTTAGTTGCATCGTTTACCTCCATAAACCCTTTCTGCTTCTTTGCCGGAAAGGATATAACTTTCTCCTTTAACCATACTCCTATATTCAAAACTACCATTCCACTCTTGAATTTCCTCTGCCGTTGCTAATTGTATGCTTTTTATTTTAGCCACTTTTATTACCTCCGGTTATCCGTTTTAGTTATTGCATTCAGGCATATCACAAATAAACATCACATGATTAATAGGTACTCTTACGGTATCGCTAAACATAAGTTCGTTAGTTGTTAAAACAACAGCATCACTAATAATATAGCAACCGTCCTTTTCCTTATATTCTCCGGTGTAGTATATTTTATATTCACCCAATAAAAACATAATTTTTATTTTTAATTTTGGATTATGACTAACAGAAATCCATTGTATATTATTAAGACTAAGCATTAAGTCACGTTCTCTTAATGCCTGTCTAATTGTTAATTCGCTCATTTAAGGTTCTCCTTATCTATACTTTGTTTCCTCAACAACAAACCTATTCCCCCGCTTCCTGCCGATAACCATTATCTTAATCAACTTATCATCCGCTAAATATCCCAATTCCTTTGGGCAGATAGATAACGGTATTGATATAGAGTTGTCAGACTCTTCTTCTGTTTCCGGTTCTTCGGCAACGTCCGGCACTTCAATAAATTCTTCATCGTTGATAGTTTCGCTTATGTGACTGTCCTTGCCTGCCTCTTTCTTACATAGTCGGCAATGAAGGAGAAACTTACTTACGCTATCGAAATCAGTTTCCGGTTTTCCGCATACCTTACACTTTCTCACGAATAAAACCCCTTTTCTTCCTCTCTTGCGTTGCGTTCCTCGGCAGTTTCTACCTGTTTTACATCGTCCTCATGCGTACCTTCGGGGTATTCAAGGGGAATGTCAACGCCCTCTAGGGATAGGACTGCTCGCATAAGTTTAAGTTGTGTATCGACAAGAGTTTTGATTGTGTCGGCATCCACTTCGGTAGGGTCATTAATAAACGATATTTTACCAACTTCATTGCTCATGTCGGTAATGTTCAAGAAAGGGAAAGTAGCTAAAGAAACAACAACTTGATGTAAAGCATCAATCTGATCGTCAAGTACCTTTTTATATTTAAGAATATCTACCATTATAGGTTCTCCCTTCAATCAGAAAATCAACTCCATACCTAGGTACATAGTATTTTTCAAACATATTCTTATCTTTTAACCAGATAACTTCTTCCGGTCTAGTAGGTTTTTTGTAAAAACCAACAAATTCTTCATATTCTTCTGGAGTTATACTAGAATCGTTATATCCACACTGTATACGAGTAATTAAATAAGACCAATCATCGCAATCAATAACTGGGCCAATATTACCCGAAGTAACACGCCTAACAAATACTCTCTTTCCTAAAGATTTTTGATATTCAATTTCATCTATAACCATTTTTATGTGAGCAGGAACTAGTTCATCTACATGGTAAACCATTTTTAACTTATCAAGAGTTCTGTACTTTCTTCCTGGTTTCCATAATGCTGTTATCATTTTTATAGCATTTTCACATCCAAGAGCAACATCCAGTACGTGAGATTGCGGCATTGATAATAAATAATTCCTAAATTCTTGCAATGTTTTCATTTGAGTTTTCTCCTTCTGGATTATTGAATATAATCGTACTTATATCTTGTGGATTAGACATATCTATACCAACAAAATATTGTGATATGCGATAAATAGCATCAATTAGAGTCTGCATCTTTTTCACTTTCTCTAATGCGCTATTACAATCACCGAGGTCAATTCCTCGTACTTGCTTACCTAATGGTGCTTCTCCATTAAGTTCTCCGTCAGCACCATAAAATTTTACGACCATTGTTATTTGAGAAACCTTTTCCGCATTTTCAAATACATGATCCATTATAGGTTATCCCTTATAGAAGTATTAGATTTTTCTTCTAAACCTTCAATTTTTTGAAATGTTATTGAACTGTACTCAATCCCGATTAACTCCTGCATTTTCCAATAAACAGCCCTTGTGATTTCTTGAATTGCTTTTACTTTCTCCTGTAAATTTTTGTAATTACTTAATCTCATTCCTTTTACATATGTTTTTAATGGTACTTCTTCTCCTGTCTTATCGTCAAAGGTATAAGTAGATACCTTTGCACCTATACAAACAATACTGTCATCTTGCATATTTTAAGTCCTCCCTTTTTAATGTTACATTCCGTAGAATCCCGGTAATCCTTCTTGTTCCTCATCGTCCTCATCTTCTGCCCATTGTTCCATTGACTGAGCATTCAACCTTCTGCCCTTATCTTGACCAGGGAGAAAGGGAATGCTGTCGTTATTCTTAAAGGCAGTAGTCATATGAATATGTACTCCGATAGCACACATTATAATTACATCATCATGCTGCCCACCCCTTGCCGCTTCTTTTCCGTTTGGGTGTCGGACAAAATTCATCGCTTCATCAACAAAGCGTTTCCAATAACACTCGAATACTCCTTCACGCACAACCTTTTTAATGGCATCAACGATTAACGGACGAGTCTTAGGAGTTGTATACCATCCTAGCTTCTGCCTTGTTTGGTCGCTGCGCTTATCGTAAACTTGCGTTCTGTATATATCATAGTAAACACGTTTAAGGTGACTGATTGTAGTTAGACCATGATTATTGCCCTCCGGTACTAGCATAGGCAGACCGTAGTATACGGCTAGTCTGTGCATATAGTCGGCTAAAACGTCCGGTTCAACGTGTCCATGATAGACAGCATCTAACCTTAATCTATGCCGGTTAACAACGCCCACAGCATCGAAGTCGCCATGCTCTAAACCTTCGGCAACGTCAGCAGGTATTAGATATTCCGCGCCCTTCTCAGGATGGAACCATATCTCGTATTCGCCCTTTTCTTCGGGTTGCCAATAGACTTGTACCTTTGCCGGACTTGTCCATATGAGGTTTCCACGCTCGCCGGGATAGCAGTTCTTCTGCATTTCAGCTATTCTGCCGATATTAAAAGAACATTTACCGGGCATAATAAAACGCCCATATTTCCGCGCTTCTAACTCCGCCTCATCCATAGACGCTTCAAGGCGTTTCTTTTCATTTGCTGATAAATAAGGGTTATCGTTCCATTCAACCATTATCAAGAATATTTCATCGTCACGTTTTTCAATAGGTTTCGAGTCATTAAGATAGATGTCGTTATATACCCATGTCATACCTTGTAGCGGAGTCATTGTTCCAAATAAATCACCCTCGGTATCCATAAGGCGCATCATTATTTCCGTGTATATATCCTTGGGACTTTCTTCGTCAAGCCACGCCCAATGCTGAGATGAACCTTGAAACTTCTCTCTGCCTTGGTCGTAGGACTTAAATCCGATAATCCCACCCCCGACAAGGCGTATAGTGTCGATAATGCCTGTACTGCGGTAGGTTATCTTTTTAATCTCCCTTAATGGCAATAATCCAGGTATTCCGGTTTCAACATCACCCAATATTTTCTTTTGAGTAACGTCCCTTTGTACCTCGAAGGATACTGAACATACCCAACCACGGGTAGGTTTTCCGCCAAAACGAGTTATCAGAGGTTCGTACTTCTCTCTTAAATCATCCGGCCAATCTATAAGATAAGGGCGTATTCTCTCACCTAATGCAAGGAATACTGCCCTAATTGCGCCAGATTCCGTTTTTCCTGTACGATTCCCACCCAGTATCCAGCTATTCCTTTTATTGGATAATAGAAACTTTTCTTGCTTATCGTAGGGCCGGATAAAACGAATATGTTCTTCTTTTTGCCGCCGTTCTAGTTCATTAATAAACCGTAACGCTTCTTTTTCCTTTGCTGTTAGTTTTGCCATGTTGTCACCTAAACGCTATGCAGTAGCCAACGTACCTTCCAACTGAACCATAAACGCCGGTGGGTTAGCATTTGTGCCGTTAGTAATAGAAAACTTAACTATCTCACCTGCCGCCAATATCTTGTAGGTTGCGGATAATGCGCCTAAACTTGCCGCCGTACCGGATGCCGGAAACGCTGTTCCAGTATTGTATGTTTTGGTAACGATAGCACTTGAACCATTCTTAACCACGACAACGCAGGTATTAGAATCGTCAATACCTGCCGGTGCGCCCTGAGATAGTACTTTAATGTCGGTTAATGTTAGTGCGTAACCAGTAGGTATTACCAGTAGTGGTCTATCTGCTATGTCTGCATCTGCTGATAAATCCTCAATTTGATAGGAGAATATTTTAGCATTAGCAGCGTTTAGTTGCGCTGCGGTTATAGTGGAACTTGCTAGTTTATTTAACTCTGCAGCGGTTGCTGTAACCGAAGTTCCTGCAGCTGCACCTAGTTTTAAGTCTGCTACTGCCAATACATCTACGTTTTTATTGGTTCCTAAAACGAGTGCCTTACCTGCTACCGCTGTACCGGCAACTGATGTGTCGATTAAATTAAGTTCTGCTGCCGATGCGGTTACTGCTGTACCGGATTGATATAGCACACCTGTTGGACCTGCTACCTGTACCTCTGCACCTTCTGGACCGGCGAATAATCCTTCTTCGCCGGATGGTTTGCCGATGTGTGTATATTCTTTTGCCATTGATTGTTCCTCCTTAGAATGTTAATTTATTATCCTTAAGTACCTGATATAATCCTGCTTCGAGTGCCGTTATTTGCCGATGTTCTAAATTAATTTCAAGACTTTGATTAATTGCCTCAATTATCTCATGCAGAAAAGTTGATTCAATCTGACTTTGAGTTTTATTTTTATTTACTCGGATAGTATTGGTGTTTGGATTCATGCTACCATAATTGCTTGTTTCGTTATCGTCAAGCATAATGACTTTGAAATCATGCCCAAGGATTTTAAGGCTATTTGGTATTTTAGGGCCAATCCATTCACATGCCAATCCTTCCGGAAATTTATGCTCAGAGCAATTCATGCACATTCTTTACACCGTCCTCGGTATTTTTATTTAACAGTCCCATTTATCCAGGGCTAATTTCTTCCTCGTTGGTCTGCCCTTTTCATCCTTCATAGGTCCCGGCATACCACCCATACGAGCACAGAAGGACTTTCTTCTTGCCGCTGATTTAGGTGATTTTTTAGCTTGTTCCTTAGATACGGGAGGTTTAAGATTACTGCCGGGGTTTTCTTTTTCGTAGGACTTACGACCTTTCTCTGTTAATCCTCCAGTTTTACTTTTCCCTTCTGCCCTAGTCCAAGCAGGAGTTTTAGGCATATTGTCACCACCTGTTTTAGTCTATAAATTTAGGTATCAATAAACCACTTTCCGTTTCCTCTACATATATATCTATATCATTTACAACATCATCAACGGTAACAGACTTAGTTATCTTTGGACTACTATCACAACTTGTATCAGACTCCATATTGATATACTCGTATTCGGAGAATCCTTCGCACAATAATTCATCTTGCCTACCATATACTCCATCTACATATAGATTGCCGTTACTCTCCGAACAATGATCATCTGACCATGCAAACCAATCATGTCCTTCATGTTCAATAAGACATTTATGGAAATTTTGATTCTTAGACAAACTCTTGTTTTCACCATCTAAGGCATCGTATTCTTTAATTGTTCCTACATGATCAAGCCAACTTAAATATGAACCATATCCAAGATAATAAGTCTTTTTGCAGTCAACACAGGTGAAATTTCCACTCCTACCCATACACTACACCCCTGTTCTCAGTGGTCTCGGAATTTATAGAGAAATTTTTAAAAATTTTAGGTTGCCGGAAAAATGGTTTTTCTAATCTGAAATGGGGATGGGGTGGTACTGTAATTCCGCTATCCTTAACTCTATGTCATTCTTAATAATGTTCATTGCATCATCGAATCTGCCGTTAACAATAACCTCTCTGCCGATAGATATGTTAATATCGTACCTGTCGGATGACTGGTTCTTAGATGCAGTAACCTTAATAAAGTCAGATAGGTATAGTTCATTTGTAGGTTTCTGGGAATATAGTTCGTTGACATACTTATCAAACGACTTCTTTATTTCGGGAGATAGTTCTTTTTGCCAGTTAGATGATGTTAGCACATTGACACCTCCGTTCTCGGTTGATGGATAATGGATGTTTTAATATGAATGATATAGATTGTTGATAAAATTTATAAATTGGTGTGATCTGTGTTGGTACTATATATACTAATGCAACCCCACCCCCGGTACCGATTGTCTCATAGGGGGGGTGATCGCACAGGCACAGCTACAGGGCCGGCGCACAGGCCAGCACAATGGTACAATGTAGGTTAACAACCCTAGGGTTGCGACTACTACAAATAATGGTAGATTGTCTTTTTGGGGTGGACTACTGCCGGTTTTATTATTGACAGCTTCAAGAAACCCAGTAAACACAAGGCCTACAGCGTTTTAGGTAGTTAACATAATATTTATTATCGGTACTTAGTTATTCTCCTAATACTTCCTTGGCTTTTCGGGCTAATTCTGCAGAAGTGAGTTCCAACTCCACAGGGCCGCCGTCTTTGCCGGTCAGCTGAAGTTGTTGTGTATCGCTCCAGCCGTGGTTTTTCATCCAAAAAATAGCTCCGGCAGGATTCTTGCCGGAAAACAAGCTAGACTCCACAAAACGCTCTACTTTTGCCTTTGCCTTTTTAAGAACGTGTGAAAACTCTTCTACTTCGGACCAATCAATCAGTCCTCGTCTATCCGTCCCAATCGCCAAAGCTAATCCTGTAATTGTTAAAGGTTCGCCCTTTTCTTCACACTCAGCAAAATAAGCATCTATTAAAGGTTGCATTTCTTCGCCGCTCTTATATTTTCTCGGTCTACCTCCTGGCATAACTTCACCTCATCTCAATACTTCTACAAACAAAAAAACTCAGCTCTACCCACAAAGCAGGCAAAACTCAATTCTCAATCAAATTTAACCCCTCTCACAGCCCCATACAGCCGAGATAATCATGTTGCAGGTGTTTTGTACCTGCAAGTTATCCCTTAGCCATATACGACCGGTTAACGTAATAATGACTACCCTTTTTAAACATCACACCGGTATTAATCAACGGATTAACTCTGTTGTAAGCATTTCGCTTAGTCTCTCCGATTTTTTCAGCTATATCATTAATTGTTAATTTCTCCTTAGTTTTCCGGTCTATTAGTGCACCGCTATGCCAATCAATTAAAGGCGCAACCGATATTAAAAAACCTATATCGTTATAACTGAGTCTGTCAGCTAATTCCATTAGTTTTTCGTTATACAGTTTAACGTATGTAGGTTTATTTGTGCTTCTTTTTTTTGGAGGGTTTTTATTCTCTCCTTTTTTATGCCAAAAACCGTAATATTCGTGTTCTATCTCCGCATCTCTAATGTGAATGTATTCAGATTGCTTGTCCGGCGCTTCTTCCCTCGTAAATATAGCTTGTGCGGTTGTAGCGTTTACACCTAACGGAAATATACCGTTTTCCGGTTTATTATGCCAGACTTCAGCTATCATTTCCCCTGTTTCCGGATCTATAACTTGTCTGCGCTTTCTGCCATAACCAAAGTCATCATCCAGTATCAAGCATCTTTTAATCAAACAAAAATCAACTCACTTTTTCGATATATATAATAGCAAATCACACCTTAAAACCGCAAAACCTTGATATTGCTGGGCTAAAGCCTATTTTAGTTGTGAACGAATCGTTCACATAGTATTTAATACTAGATACATAAAAAATAAGCTAAATATACATAATTACAACTTCCCCATATTAATATAATACTGCATGTAGTAAATTACTACCCTATACGGTAATTGAAAAACTCACAAAGCAACACTTCCAAACAGCTGCACCGCAAACCTATGTATAGCACTTTTCCGCAAATTATAGATGCTACGTTCCGTGCTGTAGTTCAGTTTCTCCGCGATCTTCTCCTTGGTCAACTGGTCTATATACCACATTCTCAATACTTGTCCAAAAAGCTGACACTTATCCGTCCGCGATATCGCCTCCAAAGTCTCATCAATCTCCTTAAGCTGTTGCGCTGTCAATTCCCGATTCTCCTGCAACTCCACAATATTATAAAACAAAAAGCCGGTATTATCGTTTCTACTCCCTCTTACTCCGGTTTCGTCCAAAATAGCTGCTCGCATCTGCCGGGGACAAGTAGACATAGACAATCTCCGGATCTGCCTGTCCATATTTTCCACGGCCAACTGCATGTCCACATAAAACTCTAAAACTTTCTCCGCCTGCTCAATATAATCTATCATTTTACTCCTCCAATATTATCAGCTAAATATATCTATATTATATATATTTTTCAGCGAAATCTCAATAATCAGCACCGGCAAGTTAATAAGACAGTTAATAAACCGCTAACCATGCGGTTTATTCTTTTTACCTTCACCCGCAACAAAAAACACCCTCCACAACAGCCTCATATAGCCACACAAAACACCCTTCAAGTAGTTTTATACCTGCAATTCCTGTTTGACGTTCTGAAAGCTATTTTAAGGCATTTGTCTTGTTTCTTCTATTATATGCGGCGAAAAGTTTATACAATACGGTATTTACACCATAACGATATAGTAGTATTATATATCTATCATCAAAAAGGAGTTGATTAAATGGCAGTAGGTCCAAACACAACGCAGATAACTTTTTACGTCAGCAAAGACTTAAAAGAGCGAGTCAAGCGGGCAGTCGAAAAATTAAATAATTCCGAATTGGGTAAAGTTTCCATAGGTACGATCGGCACAATAGCCCTGGAACAATACCTCGCAAGCCTTGAAAACACTACAAAAACTCAGGGATAAAAATTCCCTGATAATTTTTTAAATAAAGTGTTGACACTGTGTTTATACTGTGATAATATAATAATCAAGAACAGCGAGACACAAACGAAGGGGGAAACGAAATGACCAATAAAGAATTAAAACAGCAGGCATTAGACCTAAAACTGCAAATGAGTCGCCGCCGGGTGGCATGTGCTAACGGTAACGACATAATAAAGTTAATGCAATGTCACCAAGCAGGAGACTACGCACCAATGCAAGAAACCAAACTATATAATAAATACTCCGGCGAATACTGCGAATACTTGGAAATATTAAACAAACAACCTGCCTGACGGGCTGTAGACAGCGAAAACGGGGAAACCCGTTAGCAGGATAAACTAAATACGAGGGGGATAAAAAATGATAAAAAGAATTTTTAACGGCGAAGGTTACACGATTACATTAGTAACTGACCTGGGTAATACGGAAATTCCAGGAAGAAGTATAACTGAAATAGAAGTACCGGAAGGCGCACAATTTAACTCAGATAACTTCTATATACATGAGGACGGGTTGTGGTACGCTAAAACAGAAGATTGCTTCACCGGCGCAGATATGGAAATCTACTCCGAATAGTCGAAACCGGGGCAACCTGGTCAGCAGGAATGGCTACCTGCTCTGAGGATGACAGCCAACCAACAAGCTACCAGGCGAGGCGTTCCCTGGATGCAAGACAGTATCACCAAGCAGCACAGCGCACCGACAGCAGCAAACTAGGCGCAACGTCCAAGTACAGGTCTTTGACAACTACACAAGTAGGCGGTTTAGGTTTTACCTGAGGGCGCGACTTTGAGGTAAAACTTAAAAGGGGGAATTAGAATGATGTTATTGTGGGTAAATGAAAGAGGTAAAGGCGAAGATGGAGCAGCAGGTTATAAGGTAGACAGTATTGAAGATGCAGTAAAGAAATTTATCAAGATGTTTCCTTACGACAACATAGTTGGTTATGTTGCAGATGATAAAAGTCATGACAAAAGAACAATCTTTGTAAGTAAAAATAAGTTTAAGAGGATGGTCAGAAAAGAGTATGGCGGGGAATTTTACTGTGACATAGTTTTATAATCTAACCTCACGGTTAGATTTTACCTCTGCATCCTGCCGGGCGTGGAGGTAAAATCTAAAAGGGAGGTAATGCTATGTATAAAAATTTATATCTGGAAGTATCAGAAAAGACAAGAGGAATCGGCTATCACTACATCGTAACTGCAGGAGCAACAGCCAACACAGCATTTAAAACAGAGCAAGGTTATAAAAATTTCCTTGAGCGTACAGGTCTTACGCCGGAATTCCAGCAAACAGTCAATAGTCGTGAATATGGCAAAGTTGACTGCTATAAACTACATGGGAAGTATAATGAAAGATATTTCAAAAGCATGGAAGAAATTCCGCAGGATGCAAAACAATATGTCGGACTGTCTAACGGTTCTTATGTTGACTGTTATTATGCCGACGTTGACGAGGTTAGAACCATGTTTTTACCTAACCCAAACTATAAAGAAGTTTACAAGCCAAAGGATTACCGCACTTACTCGGTTTTAAATTAGTAAGGGTTAAGCCCTTGTCTAGCTTAAAACTCCCCGGTAGCTGTAGCGAGCAGTAAAACCGGGGAGCAGGTAAAAATATATTCACCAATATTATAATAAATTATAGGGGGTAACACAATGAGCGCATATGTAGTAGAAAAGAAAACCATTGACCGTATTGTAACATTTGCCGAAACTAAGGGCGCAGAGCATTTTTGGAGTAGGTACCCGGCAATCCATGAAGTATTTGCAGGTGATTGTAATAAATTAGGTCAAAAACTGCTAGTTATGAATAATAAGGCGGTTGATGCCAGATACAACGAAAACAACCCAATCGAATTATATAACTATAGCCATACACCAGCAAGTAAAATACAGGTTTATAAGTCCATGCAGTGTTTTTTATATCAATGTACGGAGGGAGATATACCAAAATCCAAACTATATAAGGAGTTAGAAGAATTAATTGGTGATTTAGCGGCAGACATTGTCTATAATCTGCCGGAATACGGAAAAGCACAATGGGGTTAGAAATACAGGGGTTAGGGGTTAACCATAAACCCCAGTTTTACCTGAGTTATCCGGCAGGATGGCTGAGTTAAGACTAAGTGAGGGGGGTTATTTTAATGAAAATCATAATTTGTAAAGGCACGGCAAATATACCGGCAAGGTTTTGGTGCTGGATAGTTTGCGAAGAAGAATTTACTAAGGACATAAAAAATCAAGGATTTGTAAAATCAGAATGTACTAAGTATTTATCCAGAGAGCAATTAAATTTCTTGAATGACTAGAAGGTTAAAGGTTCGCGGTAATCCATAAACCGCAGTTTTACCAAAGCGTCACAAGAGGGCTTTTTTGTAAAATTAAAATAAGGGGGATTCATTATGATTAAATTAACAGTAAAGAAATTAAACGATTTTACCAATGTTTGTCCAGTTATTGCACGTATTGAGGTAACAGAAACTAACCAGGAAATCCCGACAACTAACATTTTCAGGCATGACAGAGAAAGTAATAATTTCATGAAAGTTGATTTATCCGGGGACAATGACCAATATCATTATTCCTCTTATGCAGTTGAAGAAGGATTTATGTCACCCGAAGGAGCCAATGAATTCATTGAAAAAACTCTTGAAGAAATCAGGGAAGAAGTAAATAGACATAGAGGTTGTCAATGGGACGAAGAATCCGAATATATAGTGAAAATATAGTCTTTCGTTATCTCCTGCAGTGTCAGGGGATGCCGAAGGATTGTAAGAAGAAGAAGGAGGGCAACACTATGACAGCAGCATCCGCAAACCGCATTTTAAGGGCCATACGCAGGCAAGAAACGGCGAGAGGTGCAAACGTACCTGAACTACAGAAATACCGTCTTAAAATGTACTACCCCGAAATAATATGCGCCAGCACGACTATCCCTGCCGGGTGCAGCAAGGATACAGTCTGGGCAACTTCGCCGCTGGATGCCTTAAAATTCGCCGTGTCTCATTGGAAGATGGCAGAATGGGTGGAGGTGATAGTATGAAAATCAGACTTATCGGACCGAGAATAATTTCACCTGAGCGCAGGTTATTTGTCGGCTAACTTATATTTCCATATATTTTTTGCTTGACAGGTGATGCACCAAGCAGTATAATAAGTGCATCACCCATGCAGGAGGAAGTTATGACAATACCAAAAGACAAAATACGTATCAGCATAACCTTTCCAAAAACGCTTGCCGCACAACTAAAAAAGCAGGCGGCAGAGGAAGGGAAGGGAATTTCAGAGATTGTTATTAAAAAAATCATGCCGGGAACGGCGAGGGAGGAAAAATTATGAATTTACCGCACAAAGTAGCTAACGATAAACCTGTTTTTTCCGGATGGGAAGTGTTGGCCTTCTGCAATGTCGCCGGAAATGCACCAGCGCACCGCAGTTTTGGAAAGCGCGACACGTACCACGAGGCACGGGAGTTATTTGACTCCCTGCCCGAAGTGGTGGAATTTTAATTGAGGGAGGAAAAATAATGTTTAATAAAAATACAGCTTCAAAAAATTTAAAAACCGCCGCCAAGAATTGCGGCGTGAAAGGTGACTGGAAATGGGAACCTTGCAACGCCGGCAGATCGGTCGGCGATCTGCCGGCAAATATGACTGCAGCAGTCATACATAAGAACGGCGAGCAATACAAAATTACCGCCGATGAACTTCGTTAGTTTTAACGGCTTGGGGTCAGCCGAAAAAACCCCGCCAGGAAATTAATTAGAGGAGGAATTGAGATGTGTTAGATAAAATAACAAGCGTAATAGACGGAATATCCACAGTCATAACTTTTGACCCACAGGATGCCCAGCATCCAATATGGTTAGAGTACCCCTTTGAGGCTAAGCTGCAAAAATGGAGCAGCGAGGGGTGTTTGCTCCGGAACGACAATATAATTATCAACAGTTTCGACCACCTAAACTACCTGGCAGAGTAGTCCTTCGCGGTGTTCTGAATATTGGTCTTAGCCGCCTCCGGGCGGTTTATTTTTTTCCCAAAATTACCTGCAATATGGACAAACCGCCTCCGCATAAACTAAACGAACAACACAACGAACGGAGGTACGCCGTCAACTACTCCCACCTACGCTTCGCTTAGAGGTGTGAGCTTGTAACTACCCGGAAGTGCAAACGAGATAATCTCTCCTTCCTTAGAATGGTGTTACATTAGGGCAGGTTGACATCTACCCACTTATAAAGGTTATACCCCTATAAGTACTTCAACGATGTACTCTATTCCTTTTCGTTGAAGATTCATTGCTCCTATACGGTCATCATTTGATTTGTATCCACAGTTACGACAGCAAAAGATGTGAGCTTTCTTATTGCGATTACTTCTCTCTGTATGTCCACACTTGGGGCAAGTTTGAGAAGTGTACTTAGGATTAACAGCTATTACTTTTGAATTATTTAGTAATACCTTATATTCTAACATTTGTCGTAGCTGATAAAATGACCAGGAGACTGTCTCGTATCTATCTTTAACTCTAACACGTTCTGTAGCATTACGAATACCGGCAAGGTCTTCTATTGCAAAAAGAGTATTAGCCCCATATTGATTAACGAGTGCCTTTGATACTTGATGGTTTACATCATGCATCCAACGGTTTTCTCGTTGACCAATTCTCTTCAATCTTCTGCGAGAAGAAGCTGTACCTTTTTGTTGTAGTTGTTTACGCAAGTATTTGTAATAAGAACGTTTGGCTTTAATTTTTCTACCATTAAAGAATATTGACTTACCTTTTGAATCATAGGTTACTGCAATAAAGTTAATACCTAAATCAACGCCAACAATACTATTGATATCATAATCTGATACCATATCAATCTCTTTAGACATTGGTATGTGTAAGAAGAACTTACCGTATTTATGCACTAACTTTGCTGTACCAAAAGTCCATGAGTTGTCAAAGTATCTTTCCATACCTTTAATATCAAATGGTACTTTAATGCGTCCATCTAATGTATTAATAGAGAATATGCCTTTCGTAAGTAGATAATCTCTATTCCATACTAAATCATATTCTGGTTTTTTAAACTGTATTTTAGTCCAATCGTGCTTATTGCTTTTAAGAGTCTTGTATCTTGCTATTACAGTTTTCATAACCGACTGGGACATTTGAGAACGCAAAGAGAAGTTGCTACGCAAATCATTGTAGGCTATTTTTTGTAACTTTGATTGAGATAACTCTTTTGTATTAAAGATTATATCAGACACAAAGTTACATCCTTTACGATAGGCATTAAGAGTTCCCTGGAGTAATATGATTTGTGCTGATGTTGGATTGATTTTGATTTTAGCAGTAACAGTTAATTGCATAGTATACACCAACTTTCACTAACTATAGAAAGTATATCATATTAGTGAAAACATGTGCAACAAGAATATTAAAGAAGAAAGGAGGGAAGGCGCATTCCTCCCCGACTTTAGAAGATCGGGGTATCCTGCGCCGACCTAGATGAAGAAACAAAAAACCAACATGTTAGGCGAAGCACTGGAGGGCATAAAAACAGCATGGAGGCACCGCAAAGGCTACGAAATACCTGCCGCAATACTAGACACCCTAGACGCTCTTTACCCCCTCGATAAACCCAGACCATTACCGATCCGTAAAGGAATTCAGTGCACAGAAACCGGCTGGCACATGATATTTACACTTAGACCAGGCACATCATTTAACACCCTAAAAAATCAGCAGGAATATTTTGAGGATGCTACCGGGCTAAATGTGGAAATGAGCAAAAAAGCAAACTTTCTACACATCAACATAAACACTAACGAGATACCGAAAAAGCTACCGTACAGCTGGAATTATAGCGGCAATATAGACCTACCAATACCTGTCGGACTTAGTAAGCAAGGATTGGAAGTGCTACCGCTTGAAGAATCTCCGCATTTACTTATTGCCGGTGTTCCTGGGTACGGAAAATCCAACTTTTTACATGTCCTTATTACTTCCCTGCTACCAGTAGCAAGAATCAGCATTATAGACTTAAAGCGGTTGGAGTTTGCCTACTTAAAAGATTATGCGGCACTAGCTAGGACGGAGGAAGAATCTCTGTTATTAATGCAGTCAATAGAAAAGGGCATGGAACAACGTATCAGAACACTAGAGAGGGCAAAAGTAGTCAAAATTCAAGACTACAACAAGAGGGCGAAGGAACCATTGCCTTTTATCGTTGTTGTGATTGATGAATTAGCGGAAATTAGCTGTACTAAAACAATTAGACTTATCGACAGAATAACCAGACTTGCCAGGGCGGTTGGAATTTCAGTAGTTGCGGCAACACAAAGACCGTCAACGAAGGTTCTCCCGGGAGATACCCGGGCAATGTTTCAAGCGCGACTATGCTTCCAAGTTGCCGATGAACTCAATAGTCGTATGGTGCTAGGTGAAACCTGTTCCCTTGCCGCATATCTACCAGGTATAAAAGGCAGGGCAATTTATAAATTCGGCATGGATACCCAGGAAGTCCAGACTATGCACCTTCCGGTCAGTCAGGCCAAAAAATTGTTAAAGGGGGTGAGTATGGATGCTTTTACCGAGTGGACCAATATCACACCGAGCGCGCGGCTATTACCGCGATAACGAAATTGTATGGCGAGTAAGTAGTCACCGATGCCTAAACACAGAGCAAATACAGATATTACTATTTCCTATGACCGCATCAGGTAAGCGGAAATGTCAACAGCGACTAAAGATATTAGTCGGTCCCAAACAAAAACGCCTACAGCGTTGGAGATATGACTTAGAACAACCTTATGCTTACTACCGGGAGCGACTAGAGCAGATGCAACATACCGTATTATTAAATTGGGCGGTTATCTGGATAGAACGAAACTTAAAGTCATGGGAGGAAATTCACTCCGTTAGCTATAATCAAGGCATGGGAGTATTAATTTCCGATTGCTTTATTGCCATAAAAAACACTATCACAGGCCAATTCAGATTTTTATTCATCGAAATGGACATTCATCACCCGGCAAACGAATTCGACAAGGTACGGAAGTACAACAAACTATTCGAGAAACTGCCGGAACAATGGTGGGTTAAACAAACCAAGAGATTCCCTAGGACCCTGCTAGTCACCGACAACGAGCGCAAGTTAAAGAAAATTAACGAGTTGATTGAGTCTGAAAACCGTAACGGGTTAGAATTTAAAAGTTATCTTGTTAGTAATATCAGAAAACAAACTATAGGAGGTTAAATCGTGTTAATACAGGTTCCAGCGGCAACAAAAATAGTTGGATTAATCATGGCGGGTATTATGATGATGTCAGGCTTAAATAATATTAGTGACAACAATAAGTCTGTAGTTTATAAAAATGACGGATATTATGAAATTATAGACGAAACCAGCAAAAGTACGATCTATACCTATGTAGACATACAGGAAAATCCAAGCGAGCATACTATGGATTGGCTTGATGGAGTTGTGGTATTCAGAAAAGACGGAGAAGTATTGAACTGGGAAGAGTCAGGAATGGGAAGGCATACAGAAGATTCTATTCCTATGTATGAATTATATGAGAGTTTAGATGAAGAAGAAAAAGCTATTTTTGATCGTCGCATGGACAGTATGAATACAGTAGAAAAATACAAAAGTTTTCTAAAAGACATTAAAAAGCAGGCAACAAAAACCAAGATAAATGAAAGATGGTTTAATAAATAAGAATGTGAGGTGTTAGGATGCAAATAATTTTAGCGGCAATAATTGGGTTACTCTTATCACCGACAGTGTCATTTGCTTTATCGGAAGGACTTCGAAACACACTTTCCAATACTTTCGGTTGGGGCGGCATAGGCAACAAAATAGTAATTCTCATGGTTCTAGCTGTCGGCAGTTGGGTTGCCGAAATGGTTGCAAATGCCTGCGGAAAAGGTAATATAGCCACAATAATAAAAGTAGCGACTATTTTTACAGCAATAATTTTAGTCATTGGGGTAGCTTTAGATTTACTAGATCATATATCAAATATTTTTATTTAAAGAAGGTGTTTAGATGGTCAGTAAAATAATATTTACTATAGTAGTTTATTGCTTACCAGAATTGCTTGCATTATCCCTACTTGGGTTAATAAGTTATGTTGTTTGTGTTGTCACCGATAGAAAAAGTATAGGTTTAATGGCTATTTTACTTACTATTTTTTGTGGCATAGACATAGCATTGACTAAGATTAGCGGATTAATTAGTAAGTTAATTGATTTCTAAGTTAGTTGGTCAGTCAACCTATTATTCAACTTGTCCGAATCCGAATTGCCGTATAATCCGTACTCCTTCCTCCGTCCGTCTTATATAGATTTTTGATTGTTTGTCCATTGCCTTGATTTTATTGACGTTTCGGAATGATATTGTTCTTTTAAAGTCTCAGGGTGCGATCAATGGTACGATCTAAAAAACGAACAGGGCAGCGAATGGATTTTATGACCCGAAAGGGTTATTTTTTATTGTATTTTTCGTATGAATATGTTAAAATATAAATATTAACACAAGGAGGGCATTATGAACAAAGACACTGTAGTTATCCGCGTGACTCCTGAGTACAAGAGGAAACTTCTTATCTTGGCTGCGGAGAAACGGAAAAGCCAGAAAGAGTTGGTGCTTAAAGCTATGGAGAAAACTTATGGAATTAAGGAGGAAAACTAATGAACACCATAGACGCATATGTTAAAAAAGTTGTCGGCAAGCGTGATGTAGATGCTAACAAAGAGTGGAATTTAAACAAAAACGACGCTCTTTATGGCAGACAATATACAGTAGTTACTGTTGAATATGTTGATATGGGCGGTGCCGGTACTACTTATTTATGGTTTAAGAAAGGCGAGGAACCGGAGATTGAATCGAGGTATACGTTTCAACATTAGGAAGGAGGAAAACAATTGTTAAGTCTAAAACTAGCTAAACAATTAAAGGATGCAGGTCTGAAATGGTTGCCCGAAGATGGTGACTTTTTTTCAACCGGAATAGATCAGGAATGGGATAATATCTTTGTTGTATCAGGTAGTCATAACTTAGTTCCTGAATTGGGCGGCAAGAGGTGGTTTTTTAATGGACATCTTTGTAACCGTGACGGAGGTTGTATTGCCAACTCCACCGCTTCAATGTGTATGAATATGAAGGGGATACAGTCAGATCGTTTTGAGGACGGAATAATAAATTCCGTAGAAAGATTTGTATTTGTACCGAGACTAGACCAGTTAATTTCTGAGATTGTAAAACGTGGCTACAGGTGGTTCCCTGACATGAATTGTCTTGAGGAATCAGCAGGTAAAACTTTACTGTGGATTATTGGGAAGAAGGAAAACTAATGCGTCAAATTAAATTCAGAGGCAGAAGGGTAGATAGCGGCGAGTTTGTTTATGGTAGTTTAATATTAGCACCAAATGGTTCATATAATACTGCTTTTATTGCCATAGATGAATATACTGACAACGATTATACCTTATGTGGCAATGATGGTGAAGTTAGAATATTTTCTAAAATTTATCCCGTTATCCCTGAAACAGTAGGTCAATTCACCGGCCTTCGCGACAGCAAGAGAACCACCGAGTTTCCCGAAGGGCAGGAAATCTATGATAAAGATTTAATTTCCGATGGTTACAATAATATCGGCATAGTCGAATGGTTAGACGGAGATAACCCAGGATTTTACCTACACTGGACTAACGTAGAAACTGGCTGTTTTGACGGCATTGGGGAGTGGGGTACTGTGGTTGGCAATAAGTTTCAGCATCCCGAACTATTGGCAGGTGAAAACAATTGAAATTAGAATTAACCTTATTCGAAAAATATTACATAAAAGAATTTAAGGAGGACGATAAGGAAAATTTTCAAGGTTGGCGTTTCATCTACTTTATTAGTAAACCATTTCGATTTAGGTGGTTTACTGATTGCGGAGATTGGTTCTTATATATTCATTGCGGTAAAAGGTATTGGCGGTTTAGTAGCGCAGGATATGTAAGCAGTAAGGAGGAAAACCAATGAAGTGGATTTTACTTCTCGCTATAACCGCTATTGTTTTCGCTGCCGGGATTGTGGTTGGTTTGAGGCGCGTTAGGAAGGGTAGGAAATAGGTGAGTAAATTTATATACGATATGATCTGTATGACTGAGGGAGAAAAACTTATTCACTATTGGTGGTTATGGCTAGGAATAATTATTGTAAGTTTCGGTAGTATTTTATGGAAAGTTATCAGAGATAAGGCAGGTGAGTAAAATAAGAAAAGACTACTGCATGGACTGTGGCATAGAACTTATAGGAGACCAAGGACAGTACGCCCAATGTAAAACTTGTTATGATGCCATGATTTACTCGATAGAATCTAAGCGCGAGGAAATGGCGGCATTAGAGGCAAGCATGGAACGCAGAATGAGACTTAATGAGATACTGACTAATGTTTTTGCTATTTTCGTAACTATCGTTCTGGCGATTATATTTGCAATTGTATTAAATATACTGCCGGATAATAATATAGCTTTAGCTTTTAGTGGAGTTTTCATTATCTTGCTAATATATATAATGTTTTGGTTGGAGAGGTGTTGATAGTATGGAGGTTGGGCAGAAGGTTTATCTTGATGGAAATGGAACAGTTGTCGGAATACTGGAATATGAGATTAAAAGTATTGGTAGGAAATATTTTTATATTTGGCGTGAAGAAAATGAGCGCACAATAAAGAAATACAACATAGAAGGTCTTAGGGAAATTAATGACTTTAGATCTTCTGACATATATTTTGATAGACAAAAGTTATCTGATAGTATTGAATACCGTACACTAAAAGATAAATTAGGGAGAGCATTTAATTGGAGGAATATAAGTAACCTATCTCTCCAACAACTTCGGCAGATCAATGCTATTATTGAGGGGTGATTAACATGCTATACGCCGACTGGTTAAAGTCGCTTAAACCGGGGGATAAGGTTTGCTATATAAGGCGCAGGGACACAGTGTACACTATAGACTTTGTTAAAAAGGTGACTCCTTCTGGGATTGTGCGCCTAGAGAGTGGGTTATCGACAGATAAGGAAGGTTGCTATAAATCTTCTAATATGGGTTGCTCATTTAAAATACGTCAAATTACTCAGAAAATTTTAGATGAAATAGATCGTCATAAGGCAATAAATAGGTTAAAGGGATTCAACCTATATTCTCTCAGCAAAGAGCAACTAGAGAGGATAATGGATATTATTGAGGGAATGGAGTGATGGACTACGAAAAACTACTAAACGAATGGGGAGAAAAGGTTAATGATTCTATTAACAGGGGCGGATTAACAGAGAAATATATATATGGAAAGGATATAGAAATATTATGAATACAAAGACGCATTATGAGGATGGATATGAATGTTTAAATGAATTATGTGAATGTGGTGGTACTATAAGATATACTTCTTGGAATAAGAATAGTGTACTTGGAGCAATAGTACTGTTTAGACAATGTTTTTGTTTGCAATGTGGTAAAGAAATGAAAAAATTACGTGAAACTAAAATACATACAATAGATAGTAAATATGGTATATAAAGTAATGTTATATTAACTCATTGGTTAGACAGTGAAGGTAAGTAGCTAAAGGGATTATTATTAAGGGGGTGGAGTGATGAAAACTTCGGAAGTAGTACCGTCTAAATGCAAAAAATGTGATGACTTTAAGTCTATCGGCGTAAGTCCATATAAGGATATTTACCGCTGTATGCATCCTGGCGGACCATGTTTTAAGGAGGTAAACAATGAAAACAACACCAATCCGTAGTTGCCAGTCATGCGGCAAACCATTCGCTCACGGCGATATAGTGTATTTTGTGCCGCTGGATAATAATGTAGTGTGTCTAGATTGCGCTATCCCTCACCTTAGAACGGAGAAACGCATAGTTGAGCATGGAACTGCCTTAAACAACACAATCCAATTCTACAGCATACCGGCATGGACTAAGTTTATTGCCCAGGACCATAACGGCAAATGGTGGGCTTTTGAGGAAAAACCAGAGTTGACCAACGGCAAGGAGTGGAATACTTTTGTGGGCAGGGTGGCGCAGGTTATGCCTGTGTTGTCTAGCACATTGAGGGAGGTTAACCGTTAATGGAATGTATTAAACTAAAGAACGATATAGATTTTACCGAATTAGACAAGTTTGGGTTTATGGAAGATCCGACAAATTGCGAACCGGGCGACCACTACTATCACCTAAATAATTATTACAATCAAATTGGTGATTTTAGGATAACGGTAAACACGCACAGCAGGCGCATAGATATATTGTGCCTAGCAAGGAAAGCGGAATTATATAATATCTACAACCTTAAACCGTTATACGATTTAATTTCGGGAGGTATGGTTGTGGTGGGGGAGGTTAAGCGTTGAACGATAAATTTTGCGGTAACTGCGAACATCTTTCCCTTACTGAGCAGGAACAAAATATACTTAAAAGGAGGGGCGAGAAATATCCTGTTCTTAAACAGGTTTTCCATAACGGTAATCACCCGAACATTGTTAGACTTGCTATATGTGAACAGGGAGTGGTTAGTAAATTATGGGGGTTAGATTATGAAAACTAGGTTAATAGTTTTTATAACGGTACTTATTATTTTAGTTGGCTATGCCGGTAAACAGGTTATAGCGGGCAAAATAAGCCCGGTTGAAGCAGAGCAAAAAGAAAGAAAGTTAACCAAAATATTGACCATAAAGCAGTTAAATTCTCTCGATTATGGCTGTTATATCTTTGAAAGCGGTTATTATAGGGGAGTTATATTAAAGTATAGTGACGGTCATGGTACTCAATACTCTATTGGTTATGGTGGTTAAATAACTTTCTCCACCAAGGCAACCTCTGACGGTCCCGCATTTCTGAGATATATTTCTCAATGCGGGACGTTCTGTTTTCTATGTCGATTTCCTTCTGCCGGGTTTCTATTTGGTCAATCTTATACCGCAACTCCTGATTATCTTGCCGGAGCAGGTTTATGGATTCGGTAAAAAATTTCTGTTGCTCAGACAATGCCGTAATAATTTTATCATCTACTTCGGCCATAATATTCCTGGTTACATCAATAATGGGGATTGGTTGTTGTATTTGCGGTGAATATTTTTCCGGTTCGATAATTTCAACTATTCTATTTTCTCGAATAGTTAAGTTATCCACAGGTTCGCAAACTTCGTTATTTTTGTTTTCGCTAATTTCGTTTTCGTGCTTTTCGTTAACTTCGCCATTTAATACTGCTTGAATAACCTCCGAAGTTATAAAACGCCGCTTATTCTTTTCTCGAATAATAATTATCCTACCTTCTTTTTCGCGCAGTTCTAGTGTGCGAATACTAACGCCTAGTATTTCTGCCGCTTCTTGAATGGTATATCTATCTTTCGTAGTTTTCATAGTCACACCTTCCGGTTTCGCAGTTTTCGCAGAATGTGATCTTAGATCGTCTAAGTAAGATTTAATCTTATTCTTTTTAAGATCATAATAATTATGATTATTATTATTATTTTCGTAGTTGTTTTTCGCTAAGATCGTTGTTTCGCTTCGCACTATTCGTAAATAGCTTTCGTACTTATTGTAGTTTTCGCTAACTTTCCTTAATGCCTGTCCCACTAATAACCCCTCCGCATCTAAAATTTATAACTAAAAACCAAGCGGAGAGTCTTGACAATCAGACCAACATTGCTTAGAATAATAAACAGCAAAGCAGGCAGGGGCAACACCTCCGCTTTAGGTAAAGGACACTCAATCTTTGGTCGGGGAGAGTGTCCTTCGGTCATTTAGTTAGCAATTATTTTACCATTACTTTTTGCATATTTCAACAAATTAATTAAACCCCTCCACGCTGGAAGGGGTTTTTATTTTATCCGAAAGAGCAACAACCGGAACTGTCACGGAAAGCATTATAACACTCCGCACTATCTGCCAATGCCTGCTTGCCGTTATTGACCCTGTTTGCAGGTTTTAGGGCGGTTTCATTCAGTGTCTTAATGCCTTCCTCGCTTATATTTCGATTAACCGTGTAAACCTCGTTGTCTGCCACGAATTCAACATAATCACTAAAATTTCTAAAGTCAATCTCCAAATCCAACCCCCCTTTTCTTTTGCGAACACTTGTTTTATGTCATATATATAATATACGAAATATTGTCCGGAATTTCAAGGACATTTTTACCTAAATTTCCGACAAAATATAATTACAGATTTCTCGCTTTTGTAATAGTATTGAGCAGTTCGGCCACAATCTCAGGTGGTATACGTTCCTCGTATGCTTTCTTGGCTAACATCATCCAAGGTAAGGATGCTTCATCTAACAGCATTTGCCGCAATTCTTCTGTCATGGCATCGTTAACCTCTTTTACGTCAAAGTATGTTCTGATTGATTCCTTGTGGAAATACAAAGGACTTATGTTTAATGCTTTAGCTAACTTTTCAATAGTTTCAATACCGGGATTTTTACGCTCACCCCTTTCAATTTGACCAATGGTATTTAGGGCCACTTTAGCTATTTCAGCTAATTTTTCCATCGAGTACCCACGCCTCATTCTTAGATTGTGCAACTTATCCTTCAATTCCATCTCATTTCCCCCATTCCCTTATCTAGTATGCCAGTATATATTTTATTTCAATTATCCACAATTAAGTATATAAACTACCCAAAACGGTTGACATTATACCTTTCAAGGTATATACTTACTCTATTGGACGAGCAATATTTTTTATCCACCTCCTACCTTTAAGAGTAGGATTTAACCGAAAAGGAGGTTTAACCCTTGAATCTAAAGTTGGTCGGGCAGAACATTTGCCGACTGAGAAAACAACAGGGTATTTTACAACAGACACTATCTGAGCTAACCGGGTTAACTCAATCTAATATATCAAATATCGAAAACGGTAATACGGGTGACATTTACCTGGGAACCTTAGTAAAAATTGCCGTTGCCCTTAATTGCAGAGTATCGGATTTGACTTGGGAATCTAGTCATCAATCAAATGTGCCAGAAACAGTATAACACACTTTTGTTTTTAAATGTGCAATTATGGGCATTTTTATAAAAGTTTTTTGAATGACTCAATATTGATTGAGCAATAAAAAAACCGGGATGGATGCCCGGTTGCCGGTTAACTAACTACTGCAATATTCTCCTAGCCTTACTAATATTAACATCAATATGCTTTTTAATAGCTTCCTCTAGTTCTTCGGTAACAGTTTTATTGTTTGCAGCCGCAATCATTCTTAGTTTTTGCATCAATTCAGCATCTAAATTCAAACTGGTTTTTGCTTTTTCGGCCATCATATCACGTCCCTACAAAATTATTTTTATATTTTCATTTTTCCATTATAACTTCAAAAAAAGATATTGACAAGGTGAGGATATACCATTATACTACATATAGGGATTGGCAATGATTGCACATTAAAGAAACATACATACAAACTACCAAACAGGAGGCACGCCAAATGGTCAAATGTCGAAGCGACTGAAACCTACCGGTTGGTTAAAAAAATAACCGGAGGTGAGAAAGTGATTAAGTGTAGGAGTGATTGAAAAACTAAAGACCATACACAAACCAAATATCAAAAAGGGAGGAAGATAGCATGGTAGTACGGAGCACATATATTACAATAACTAAATTGAGAGGTTGACGCCTATGCGACATAAGGAAGCACGTTGCAGTAAATGTAAGAAACTTCTTGGGCGGTACAGCATAGCGCAGGACTTAGAGATTCAATGTCCTCGCTGCAAGACTTTAAATATAATTAACGATTATCTACAACTAAATAATTTAAACCCAGAGAGCCTTAGAGTCCCAGCGGTTTAATATTTCGAGAGAACCTAGAGTTCCAGTGAAGTATTAATACTACTGGGATTCTTTTTGTTTATTTTTAGGAGGTGAAAAAAATTAGCGGCTCTATAAGAAAAATAGACTCAACAGGTCGTGTCGTTATGCCGGTTGATTTTAGAGAGCAACTTGGTTGGAAACTTGGCGACGAGGTTGAAATTAACATACTGGGTAACGAAATATTAGTCAAGGCATATCGGCCAGGGTGTTACATGTGCGGTTCACAGACCGACTTAAGGCCGTACAGGGGATTTCAGATGTGCCAGAATTGCCGGGGTGAGATAGGGGCATTGTAGGACTTATTTTATAGAAAAGGAGGACGAGCAGGATGGAGTTTAAGGAGTGGGATAGGGTTGTTATCGAAAGTATTCCTCCATCACTAAAAGGCAACAAAGGAACCATTGCAAGTTCAAAAATTGATATGTTTATGGGTAGTATATTTTATGCCGTTAAATTAGATGATTATGTAGATTATGCACACGATTGCAATGGTTTGTGTGAAAATGGTTATGGTTATTGGATACATAATAAATATTTAACCATTATCACCAACAAAGAGGAAACGGCATGAATAGCAACGACTACACAGAACTAGCTAAATACACGGCATCATGGGCAAACTCAATTCGATTGGGTAATGCTGAGATTGTTGCCGAAACATTGGAAAGGGTATCGGTGCGCTGTATGGAGTTTGCGAGTGTGCCGGACGAGTGGGAAAGATGCGCTGCGAAAAATGCGGAGCAGAAAAAGTCGAAGTTGACTTTACCGGCACCGAAATGGAAGTGGTTGGCGGATTTCTTTTCGAGAGGGAAACAACCGACAGTGTGATGGTCTGTCCTAACCAGGAGTGTTTTGAGAGGGTTGAGAGAGAACCGGATTTTATACCATTTTGAGGTGATAGAATATGTGGATAGGTAAAAGCAAATGCTGTCTTAGGTGTATTAATTACAAGGCATATTTTAAATTTCCACTTGCAATTATAAAATCATGCGGAAGCAAAGTATCTTGCATCAGATACGGAGATTGCGATAAGTGTCTTGACTTTAGGTGTGATTGTTTTAAACCAGAATCTCAAACAGATTCAAGTCATAGTCTAGACACAATACCATTTTAGCAGGAATAGCCATGAAAATAACCATAACAGACATACCGGACATGGATGATATTAACATTGAGGATGCCGGAAAATTCATCCTTATAACTTCTGAATCAAAAGGATTGCGTCTTGACGGAAATCCTAATTTAGAATTCCTGTCTTTTGCCAGTAAAAGACTAAACTATGAGGTAGACAGAAAGTTGTTTACAGAAGATAGTCGAAACAAAAAGGAGGATTAACTACGAACGAGAAAATTCAGGCCAACATCGAAAGATTTAAGCAGGCAGTAAAGTTTATCGACCGTCCCGGCATAGACAAGTTATCCGCACACTTAGAGTTAAACGGTTTCTTCTGCGCCCCGTGTAGCGGTCAGCACCATTGCAATTGGCCGGGTGGGTTATTAGAACATAGTTTAAATGTTATGGATACCGCTATCGGTTTACATGCAGCATTTAGGGCGTACAATCTTAGCCTGCAAAGTATCGCGTTTGCCGCACTACACCATGACGTAGGCAAAATCGGTACTCACGGAAAACCGTACTACATTGACAATGTTTCCGAAAAAACGGGCAAGACCAGCGAAGCAAAACCATATAAGCATAACAATATGGTTGAATGTGACCACAGCATTATGAGTCTACACATACTAAGCAGGTTCGTACCAATGACCGAGGACGAGCGACAGGCGATAGTATATCACAATATGCTATATATCCCTAGCGGCAGGGACGTAAATGGCAAGGAACACCCATTAACCATGATTGTCCATTTTGCTGATTTGTGGTGTAGCCGGGTGACTGATAAGGGCGTTGTGCCGGTTAGTAGCGAGGTGATGTTTTAATGGAAAAACTAAGACAGTGCATGTATCAAGGTAATAAATACGAATTTCATAGATGGTTTCAAGAGGGTAGTTCGTCTGAAGATGGCGTTGATTTAGGAGCCTTACTTGAAGATGAAAACGGGAACATAATAAAGGTTTGGAGGGTTACAGATATTCAATTCATTAAGGATTAGCGAGGTGATGTTTTAATGATAGTGGGGTAAGCGTATGGGCAAATATGCTGAACTAAACGAGTATCAGTGGGCATTGGTTATCTTATCTGGTAACGCAAAACCTTACATGAAAGCAGAAAAATTGCTAAAATTATGCGTTACTACCAAAGATTTAAAATTTAAGCGGTTACTCAAAAAATCTATCACCGCTTATCAGAAATATGTTCCTCGCGGACAAGTAAGAGAAGTAAAACCTAAGACACATAGGGAGTCATGCGGTTTTATTATATTTAACGACAATAAACTAAAAGAATATATTGGACTAAGAAGGGAGAACTTAATTTATGGCAATTAAGGGCATATCAGAACGCCGCCGCCTTCCCCGACAGGGCAAAATTAAAATAGGCGAAAAGGTACAGAAGGAAAACCGGAACGGCAAAATGGTCGAGTATCCGGTAGCACTTGACCATTTCAAAGTACCCGAAGAAGTGGCAAAAATTTATGGACAAGACCCAAAGGAAATAGACATTATTTTCCCGGTTAACGACTTAGAGCAGATTTTCCCTCAATACATGAAAAAGTACGGCAAGGTCGGACTACATTGTAAGGGTGACGGAGAAACCGGAACGGCAATGATTGACGGCGAAATGGTGGAACGAGCTTGTGACCCTGACGATCCTTGGTGTAAAGGTTGCCAACCAAAGGGAACGCTTAGCTATATCGTGCCGAAGGTAAGCAGCATGAGGGTATATCAGACTACTACGGGCGGTTGGAATAGCATCGTAAATATCAATAGTAGTCTTGATATGATTCGCGGCATGACAGGCGGTAAAATCGCTTTTATCCCGCTAAAACTAAAAATTGAACCGCACGAGGGAACCATTATTACCGATGGCAAACAGTTTAAGAAAACCGTCTTTGTCTTGCAGGTAGATATTGAAGGGACTATGACAGACTTTATTGCCAGGCATCAGCGCAAAGCGTTACCGCCATCCGAACAGTTTTTACAGATTCAAGCGGCAGGGCAAGAATTTATGGACCTGCTTGATAGGGCAAAAGAGCAACAAGTCAGAGAAGAACAGACAGAATTAATAGAGCATGAGGATAATGACTCAGAGGAGCAGTTAGAGAATATTCATCCTATCTATGCTGCCGGACTAAATAAAGGATTGACTAACGAAGAAATTACCGTTTTGATTTGGGTTGCCTCTAAGGGTACGACAAACTCCACAGAGAAGGCAAACGACAAGGCGGTTGATATGATAGTTAAGTCTATTAATGACAATAGTCTAGAGGGACTGCAGGGCATTGTGGCGGAACGTCAGGCAGGTTACGACGAGTGGTTATCGTCAGCAAGTTGAATTTTACCGCAACACCGGAGGACATCGCCATACTAGACAAAACAATCTCCGATGTTGCCAGGATATGCGCGGAGTTGGATAAATGGTATAGGGAGGTTTAGGTTAGTGAGCATTGCATGTGATTGCAGTAATAATGATGGCGATTATCCTGAGTTTTCTAAGGAAACATTTCCAAATGCAAGGAAGCAATATATTTGTTATGAGTGCAGAGAGAGAATTAAACCGGGAAAAAAATACCATAACGTAACTGGCAAATGGGACGGAGTTATGGACACTTACCGAACTTGCATGGCATGTTATTACATCCGTAAACATTATTGTCCTAGTGGTTATGTTTTTGGTGAACTTAGACACAATCTTAACGAGTGTTTAGGGTTTGACTATACCGAAGTGCCGGACGAGGAGGACGATGATTAAATGTCAGCAGTACAGTTAATTGTCAATAACGGCAAACTGAAACTCCTAGGCGGTGATGATGCCATGATGCGAGTTATTGAGAACTTCTCACCCATTGAGAGAGCGTTTCGGTTGGTTTTCGAGGACTTATACAGCTATCCCGATGGCACGAGATTAGACGTACATGGGAGTGTGCGGGGAGAACATATCTTATGGGGCAGGGTGGAGGTAGCAAGTTGAATAATGATTTCATTTGTATAAATTGTGGTAAATGTTGTGGTCCTGTGCCCATATCAAATACCGATTGGGATAAAATTATATTAACAGTAGGTGAAATGTCAAAACGGGAAATAGACAGACTAATCAGTCAACCAAGCTGCGCGATACATGCACATAAACCGCTAATTTGTAGACTACAGGGAACTCATAAGGGATTACATTGCCCGAATATGCCGGGGGGTGATACTGGCGGCGATACTGAATTCTTCAAAGAGTTTGGTGAGCATGGCGAAAATTTCAAAGGACTGCTAACCGAGGTTATTAGTTGGAACGATATTTTACCCTAATTGGAGGCGAAAACATGCAGGTAGAAATAGGAAATTCAGGTTACAGAATTATAACAGACCCGCGCAATTTTATCTTGCAAGAGAAACGCATTTGCGGAGAAAAATCAAAAACTCCCGGTGCAGTTATGTGGGACGATATTGGTTATTATTCCTCTCTTGGTGGTGTGATAAATGGATGCCTGTCTCATGGCCTTAAATTGGCCGATTTGGAGAGCGTACAGGCACTTAAAAATCATTTAGATACTTTAGGTACCGAAATCCTAAAAAGCCTCCAGAAACACTATGAGGGGGTTGAGTAGATGACTTGCAAGCAAATAATAGAGGGCGGCAATGTAGTTGGTTTTGTTTGTGACGTTGCCGGTAATCATGTTGAGGATAAGAAATTGAATTTACTTGATATGGACTTAAAGGTTATTGGTGAACCTAAACGTGCTTGGGATGCTGGGGACTGCGGTCAATGGGAAATACCTGTCGAATGTCCTAAGTGTGGTAAGGGTGCGGTTACACTTGAAGGTTACATGTTTGCCCATGAACAGAATTCTATAAGTTGTGATCATTGCAAATACAAGCTAGATCAGCAACAATTGGACAGGCAGAATGAAATTGAATCCATCAAGGAATTGCTTAATAGATGGAATAAGGCAGAATATGAAATTTTTAAAGAAAAAATCACCGATCAGCGAGCAGAAGAATTTATTATCAATGTAAATAAGTTTTGTAGATGGATGCACAGACAGGGATACGTTTTCTGTTTTCAAGATAGTATTTTTAGGGCGTTTGCTCTATTGATTGATGAGCAGGAGAAAATATCTAAAGAAATAGGGGAACACATTAAGAAGGTGCTTAGGAGGTAGTTAAGTGAGATATTTACATGCTGACTTAGAGGTTTGCAAGAAGGTAATAGATGGAAAATGGCATACCGATAGTGAAGGTGTAAGCGTATTTTCCGACATGGATTTTATGGGAGAAGTTACTATTTGTGACTGTTACCATCTATGTACTGCTAATTTTATTGCCGAGTCTCGCGAAGGTTGGCCAGAAGCAATTAACCGAGCAATTGCGGCAGAGTCAGAGGTTGAGGGATTGCAAGAGTTAATATCTGGATTAGAATTTTGCGTTTATAATGGCGGTCAGGCTAACAACGGTTATCAAGAAAGTTATGAATGTCCTTATTGTCATGGTTCTAAACAGGATGGGCACTTTGAGGACTGTAAAATTAGTCAAATTATAAAGAGGTGATCGGTTAACAAATTATATTGTGAAGGGTAGGAATAGTATGTCGGATGCCGAGAGAAAAAGCCTACTAAAGAAAATTAAGTCAGCCAGAAACAGGATGCACGAAACGGCTATGAAGTATGGTATTGGTTCAACTAGGACATTGGAAGTGTCGCAGGAGTTGGATTTGTTGATTAATCGGTGGTACAAATAACAAATTTAAGGAGGTACTATCAATGTACAAATACAGAATAAATAAAGATGCGCTTGCCGTGAGGGACTAGAAGGGCAGAATTCTATTCTACAGGTCAGAGCAGGAAATGCTTAAGATTATCAATGAAACTTTTGGCCTTAACCGGAAGGTTACTGCTTTGATAGTTGACTAGGGTAATTGGAGGGGTAGGGTATGGCTAAAAACTTTATTAATCTCACGAACGGTATAGAAAAAATACCTACACTTGATGAATACTCCTTTATCCGCATACAATCGACTGCCTGCGAACAGAAAAGATGGGACTTCATATTACAGGACTTAGATAATAATTTCTTAATGTGCGCTGCGCTTAATTATGAGTGTTTAATCTTTGATGCCGGAGCAAATAAGTCAGTTCCAAGGGCAGTATATCAGGGAGTCGAATGGATAAAATTTGTATTAAATAAGTATTGGCTAAATAAAGACACCATTCCAATAGTTAGAGGTCATAATTGTTATGGATATTTCAATCAAGCATATAATCAGTTGAGTAATAGTACTAAGAAAAAACTAGACTATTTCAAAAAATTCCTTTGCACAGATTCAATAAATATTCATTGCATAACATGGCCAACAAGGCATGATGGAAAAGCTGACTTCTACAAGGAGGTTCTCATTGATAATACCTACATGAGAAATAAGTTTAATAGTTGACTAGGAGGTAGATCATGGACATAAAGAGAACCCCGTTTATTGCCGGGGTTCTCTGGGAGCAGGAATGTTGGCGAGGGCGTATTTGAGAAGATGCCGAATTGCTTCTGCTGTCGGTGGTGTTTTGTCGAATGACTTTCTAAATTCCTCAATCTCGTCAAGAAGTTTTTGACTAATAGCAAAGTTAAACCTTTTATCGTTTTTGTCTGACATGATATCACCTCATAAATGTGTCGTTTGTGTAAATTATACATGGAAATAGTTGAAAAATCAATTATAAAATGTTATAATATATGTGTGAGTGACACAATGTTTAGGAGGTAGGACGATGGTATTTAAGAGCATAAATAACCATGATTTAATAAAAGAAATTACCGACAAACCAAGGTCTTTATTTTTCAATAATTTTTTAATGCAATATCAAAGTGATATAGAATCGTTTGTACCGTACAGAAATGGTGGATATATTTTTAGTCATAGCGAAATTAAAACCATAATTGCCGGACTGAGAAATTTCTTAGAGCAAGTTTCTGATGAAGAAATTAAATCTCATAACTTAGAAATAAGTAACCCCACAAGAGACAATAGTAAACCTAAGTCTATAAAGAAAAGCACAAAACCGGGATATATTTATTTCATTGCTTCCGGAAATGGTATGTATAAAATAGGGCGAACAAAGAACCTTGAAAACCGTTTAGCCGATTACAGGAGATTGCCTATTGAGACTGAAATACTACATTCAATTAGAGTAATAAATATGGAAAAGGCAGAAAAATTTTTCTTAAATATGTTTGCAGAGTATAACATAAAGGGCGAATGGTTTAGGTTGGACAATAATAGAGATTTGCAAAGAATTATTAATGGAGAATACCCTCCAGAAATTATTAAATTATTGGAGGCATAAAATGTCTGATCGCATAATCAAAATCCATAAGCGAGAAAACCCTTATGTGCAGATTGATAAGAGTATTCTGAATAACGAAAAGTTATCATGGAGGGCAAAGGGGTTACTTGTATACCTGCTTAGTTTGCCTAATGATTGGAAGGTTTATCTTGACGAAGTAACTAAACATTCAACAGATAAGATAACATCTACAAGATCAGCTTTTTCCGAATTAAAAGATGCAGGTTACGTTAAAAAAGTTTCCACGAGAGATGATAAGGGACACATAACCGGATGGGAAACCATTGTGTATGAAACCCCCAACATAGAAACAGAAAGTCCAGATAGTGGGGAGTCCACATTGTCTGAAAATCCAGATGTGGGGAAACCACATTGTGGGGAAACCGACACTACTAATAATAATTATACTAATAATGAAAAACCTAATAACATTAAAACCATTGCTGATAAAAAATCATCATCAGCACACAAACAGGTTATTGACCATTATCACAATAAGTTTATTTCTGTTTTTGGTAAAAAACCGTTTATTGATGGTGGCAAGGATGGGAATTTAGTTAAGAATTTGCTAGGCAACTGTTCATTAGAAGAACTGCTTGACCTACTAGATAAGTTTTTCGATTCAAATGACCCATATGTTATTAACTCAGGTTATACTTTGGGAGTTTTTAAAACACAGATCAATAAACTTAAAACGGTAGGGGTTGAGCGAAATAAGGATCAACAACTCACCACCGAAGAAAAAGCAAAAAGAGATTTATACAGTAAACTCTATGCTAACTAGGTGATTAATATATGTGCGAAATTTGCGGAGATAGGGGCATAGTCCAGATAGAAGGTACTACCTTCAAAGTTTGCGACTGCATGATAAAGCGAAAAATAATCAACAAATTCAAAGACAGCAAACTAAGCAAGCAAATGTTGTCAAGTAGATTCGATAACTTTAATTATGACTACTACAAAGATAACCTTGCCGAAATTAAGAAAGCAGTAAAATTAGCACAAGACTTCTCCGATGCGGTTGTAAATGGACAGGCAGCAGATGGATTAATACTGACCGGCAGGGCAGGACACGGCAAAACATACTTAGCCTGCTGTATAGCAAACGTACTTATTCGCAAGAACATAGCAACACTATTTACCGTAGTACCGGACCTGTTAGACCAAATTAAGAGTACATACAACAAAGGCGAGGGCCAGGACTACAGCGAGAAAGACTTATTAGATACTGCCAGAGAAGTACAAGTATTAATTCTTGATGACTTGGGGGCGCATCAGTATACCGAGTGGGCCCAAGGAAAGTTATTCACTATCTTAAATCACAGAATAAACTTTAACCTGCCGACGGTCATAACAACTAACCTTAGTTTAGAGGAAATGGACAAGTTTATCGGGGAACGCGCTGCAAGTAGAATTATTCAACTCTGTCAACCGATTAAGGTTGAAGCTGATATGGATATTAGGATGCAGAAAAGATTATCTAAGGCATAACCACGTCCCGGCCAACCGAAAACAGTAGAAATATTCTGAATATAGGAGGATTGTTATGTTGGAAATAGGTCCGAATTTGTTGGATTTAATTAAGTCTATAGCTGAATTTGCTGCACTTGTAGTGATTTGCTGGATTATTTTTAAGTAGGAGGATACAAATGGAACCAGTAGTTAAATACCATTGTCCGGTATGTGATAAGGAATACGACACACCGGAAGAAGCGGAAAAGTGTTTTGTGCCTTTATATGAGAAGTTTAAGAACGGCGATATAATCAGCGGCGGTTACAATAGTGTTTATGTCGTTAAAGATGCCGAGGAAAGAAATGCCGCTGCCGCAACAGTCAGAGAGGTATTTGAATACTGTATAGCAACTGATTCGCTCAGGAGGAAAAGAGAAAGGTGTGTCTTGGTCGGCGGTTTTTGGTGTGGTGCCAAGAGATACCCTCTTGAAGAAGCTAAAAAGTTAGTCAGTGACTTACGCCGCCGGTTGAAAAATGCGGAGAAGTTTTTGGAAATGGTGAAGGAAATGTATGAGGAGGATAAAGTATGAGCGAATTTATCTGCATGAACTGCGGAAAATGTTGTGGTCCTGTGCCTGTCTCAAATACGGACTGGGACAAGATAGTAACAGCAGTAGGAAATATGAACTTTGCCAACATTGAACATCTTGTTAAGCAGAAAAGGGAAAGCATGACCTGTATTTTACGCGACACTTTTTATAATAAATGTGCAATACATGAGCATAGACCGCTAATTTGTCGCTTACAGGGAACTCAGGAAGGATTGCCTTGCCCGAATATGCCGAGATACGCCAAGGGTGATAATGGCAGGGTTGCCGTGAATCGTGACTTTGGCGAGAATGGCGAGTATTTCAAGGGAATTTTGAGTGACAGTATTGGTTGGAAAGAAATTCTGGAAGTTGTTAGGGAGAGGAAGGAGGTAAACAATGCGTAGACCAACAGTATACCTTTCCGGTAAAATGGCCGGTTTGAGTAAAGAAGAAATGAACGACTGGAGAGAGAAAGCGGCGGGAGACTTAGTTGAGGCAGGTTTTTGTATACTTAATCCGGTAAATACCGACTTCGGAAGCAATGTAACCGATAGGGAAATCATTGACAGTAACGACTATCAGATTGGACACAGTGACATTATCCTTGCTGAGTTAGACTATGAGCAAATTTCCATCGGTACAATTTGCGAGATTGTGGAGGCGAGAAGGCAAGGTAAACCCGTAATAACATGGGGTACTGCCTATAACATCATCAATCATCCGCATATTCGGGGCAGGATTACTAGACACTTTGAGTTTTTGGTCAATGCCGTTCAGTACATTATCGAAAACTATTACTTGTAGGAGGTTATGTATTGCTAGAATTATTTGACAAAGCACTACTTTATACAACTGTATGTTTAACCTGCTTGCCGTGGATTGTCGTTATTATAATAGGCATTAGGGGCGGTAAAGTAACTGTTGAGTTTGGGAGAAATAATAAGGAGGCAACCACAAATGCCAAAACAGAAACGCCACAAACAACCTAAGCTGAAAATCATAGTTGACCTGCCCAATGACGGCAACCGGAAATGGTACGACGAGAAGTATCGGAATATGTTCCGGGATCGCAGGGGAGTTTTGCTGCACGACTATAGGGACGGAATGTCGCCGGGGTATTGCGTGGCAGCGGTGGAGGTATTTAATTGATTAACGAATTAATAATGGGATCGCTATTTGACGGAGTTGCAATGCTCCCTTTTGCAGCAGAACTTAACGGAATTAGAGCAGTGTGGGCCAGTGAGATAGAAAAGTTCCCGATAGCGGTAAGTAAACACCATTTCCCTGACATGAAGCACTTGGGAGATATTTGTGGCATAGGATTATGTACTTACATTACACATTTTAGCGGAACTAAGTGTAATTTTTATATAAACACAGCTAAAGACATTCTGGTTAAACCAGTAGATATAATCACATTTTCAAGCCCTTGTCAAGATTTGTCAGTCGCCGGTAAAAGGGCAGGTTTGGCGGGAGAGCGTTCTGGTTTGTTTTCTGAGGCGGTAAGAATCATAAAAGAAATGAGGTTTGTCACAGATGAAATGTACCCAAAATACGCAATCTGGGAGAACGTACCAGGAGCATTTAGCTCAAACAAAGGACAAGATTTTAGAACCGTGCTTGAAGAAATCACAGCGTCCGAAATTCCAATGCCTAAGTCTGGAAAATGGGCAAACGCCGGAATGGTCAGAGGGGATGGGTATAGTGTTGCTTGGCGAGTCTGTGATGCGCAATACTGGGGAGTCGCCCAGCGTCGTAAGAGAATCTTCCTTGTCTGCGATTTTAGAGGACAACGTGCCGGAGAAATACTTTTTGAGTGCGAAAGCGTGTCAGGGGATTTTGCGGAGAGCGGAGAAGCGAGGCAAGAAGTTGCCGGGAGTGCTGGAAATGGCATTGAGACAACAATCAGGATATTTGACATTGGAGATAGACGCAGAGTCGCAGACGAGTCAGTAGGCGTAACACCTACACTGACAATGAAAATGGGTACGGGTGGAAATAATGTCCCCGTAATTTTAAAGCGAGATACAATAGCCTTTAACGGCAGACAAGACCCTGTTTATGGACAAGTTACCGGGGCGCTTGATACCGATCGAGCGACACAGTGCATTGCATACCCTGAACCTGCAAACGCTCTTCTCGCAAAAGGTAATCTGTCATATCGTGCTGATGTAGATAATTTAGTTTGTGCTGTAGATATCCGCAACCTTTACGAAACTGAGGAATTAAGTGAAACGCTGCAATCCAAGCAAACAGGTGGTTACTCACTTAACTATCAAAATCCTGTCAGGGTTCCGATTGGAGGAATTAATTATGGCAATGCCGACAAAACCAACGCCAGAGAAATATTGTTCGCACTGTGGCGAGAAATTGGAACGGAAGCGTTTTGCAAATGGGCGGTTAGAGTCGTTGAATACTTTCAACAAAAGGGAATACTGCAACCAGAAATGTATGGCGAAGGGGTTCGAGAGCAAACCGAAACCGAGATCGGAAAACTGGGAAACGAATCATTCCAGATCGAGAAAAATTGTTCCACCGGGTCCTTGCGAAATATGCGGAAAACCGAATGCTTTAGATGTACACCACAAAGACGAGGATTGGACAAACAACGAACCAGAGAATCTTCAAAGGATTTGTCGGAGTTGTCACAACTTAAAGCACAGGCAGAGAAAGCGTTGCGCCATTTGTGGGGAAGTAGCAAAGGGTTATGGATTATGTACAAAGCACTTACAGAGATACAAGAAGCACGGAGATCCGATGATAGAAAGGATAAATCCGAGGAAGAAATGCAAAGTATGCGGAGAACCTGCTCACTCGAAAGAGCTTTGTGGGATGCACTATATGAGAGCGAAAAGAGCAGGGAGCCTGTAAGATATGCGGTGAGACGACTCCTACCCCTGGAATGCGAGCGACTGCAATCGATGCCGGACGGTTGGACAGATATCCCCGATGCATCCGATACAGCACGATACAAAGCAATCGGAAATTCGCTTGTGATGAATATAGCTGATTGGATATTTAGTCAGATAGTAAAGGCAGAGAAAGGAGAACTCTAATGAAAAACAAAACCACAAAACTACTCCTAACTTTAGGGGTACCGCCGGAAACATCCGGTTATTTATACGCAAGAGAAGCAATCTTACTAACCCTAAATACCCCGAACTCCTCATACCGTTGGTGCGAAACCTACGACAAGGTAGCGGAAAAATTCAGCACCACCGGCAAGAGAGTTGAAAGATGTATCCGTCATACACTCAAGAAAACGCAGGAAAGCGGAACTGTAGAATATGTTGAAATGTTTTATAAGAACACAACTAAACCACCTATTGTAAGTCGCTTTTTAGCTACAGTTGCCGAGTATCTAAAAATGCAGGATAGTTAGTCAGTTAGAATCGGAAATAACAGCAAAATTAGCCTTGTACAGGCGACTAAATATTGCAGGAATAGTTTCGTACCTGCTGTCGTGAATGGGGCGTAGAAGGGGGTTTAAAATGCCACCATTGAAAAGGGTTTTATTGAAAGAAGAACTGGAATACATGAAGCAATGGGGAGGTAAAGCATCACTCTCCAATATTGGAGTAAATTTACTAATGTCCGAGCAACAACTAGGCGCATATATGAAAAAACACGGCATACCGAGGGCTAATAAGGGTGCTAGACACCTTGCCGCGCCTGATAAATACGAAGGACCAACATCTTATGTGCAGAGAGGAAAGGACAATAGATTCGTGAATCTTTTTTCTAGGCAGAGAATCGAAGGAAATATTAGACCGCCAGATAAACCCTGGAGCATGGAAGAAAGTTTCGCTAATCCGATAGTATGTGTGAGCGCAACCGCAGGCGTTATGATTTGGCGAAATAGTGGCAAGGGTGAGTGTCTATGATTAGGGTTAACGACACAGTAAAACCTCTCCGTGGTCGCAATAAGGACAAGGAGGGCGAGGTAAGGTCGGTATATAAAAGCGGAAAATGTTATATTTACTTCGGTAAAAGTAACTATAATTCTTATTTTCCGAGAAATTTGGAGGTGGTAACAGGTGGGGAGAGGCGGGGCGAGGATTAAGAAGTTAGAGCGCGATAACAAAATATTACTTAAGATAGTTTCTGAACATGCTGTTTCCATTTCTGATATTTCTCGCAGATTAGATGGTTATGCTGTGCTGTTTAAAACACTAATAAACGATATGACAACAGCAGGAAATAACGGGAAAACACTTCAATCAGACATTGCATTTCTGAATAAGAAGTTGGACGAAATTGAATGTTCCGTTGCCGCATTGAGAGCAGAGCAGGATCATGCGAGGCGTGGATTGTGGAGAAGGTTTTGCGCTAGGGTTAGGTTGTTTTTCGTGTGATGGATTACCTTTTTAGGTATAATATGTATAGTTGGAGGTAAAATTGAGATACATTGTTAGTGTATCAACAGGCAAAGATTCTACTTGTTTAGCACTATACGCCATAGCAAAATATGGGCGCAAAGATTTAGTTTTTGTAAGTGCTGATACTGGTTGCGAATTTCCGGAAACATACGAATACCTATATTATCTCGAAAGAAGATTAAATATAAAAATAAACCGCGTCAAAAGCGATAAGTGGGATTATTTTTCCTATTGCCGCCACAGAAGCAAGTTTCCCGACATAAGAAATAGGTTTTGCACTTCCGACCTAAAGCAAGCACCATTAGCAAAATGGATAACTCATGCAGGTATTGACCGCTATAACGACATTATGTTAACAGGTGAGCGCAGGGAAGAAAGCGCAAAAAGATCGCAATATAAAGAGATTTACTATAACCCTAAACTCAGGATTGCCGGTTGTCGCCCATTGCTAAAACTAACTACCAAAGACGTATTTACGGCAATTAGACAGGGTGGACTTGTACCGAATCCAATATATAAACACTTTACCCGCCTCGGTTGTTATGGATGCGTATTCAATACCGTTGACGAGTGGGTGCAGTTAAGCAAGTATTACCCTGATTTGTTTAATAAGATTGCAGATTTGGAAAATGAGATTAATTATACTGTCCGGCAAGGAGAAACATTGAGACAGTTAGTTAATCGGAAAATTTAATGGGAGGAAAATAATTTGCTAAAACCTACAATTATAAATTGTTTCGACATACCGGAAGTTTGGTATAGGTCGCTATCTGAGTTATATCATACTCATAGCGGCGGCGATAACCGGGAATACCTTGTGCAGCATGGTAGTTTTGAAAATCAGCATAAACGAAGGGAATTGGATTATTTTATGGCGGTTATCACTAACCCAGGCAATAGACCGTTAACTCCGATTATACCGGAAGGTTTGAGCGTAGCACCTCCGACAGATATGGAGAAAATTGAGAAGTATTTCGCCGAATACATCTATGGTTCAGAGGTTGCTGAGAATGAGGATTACACTTATGGAGAGCGCATACGAATTAGCTTACAGAATGTCATAGAGATTCTAAAAAGAACTCCTGACACCAATCAGGCCATAATTGAAATAGGTCAACCTTTAGATATTTACCTGACAGATCCACCTTGCTTAAGGATGATTGATTGCCGCATCAAAGACGGTATGTTGCACTTCATAATCTACTTTAGGTCATGGGACATATTTGCCGCACTTCCTGAGAATTTAGGTGGGTTGCAGTTACTTAAAGAGTATATGGCGACAGAGATTGGTTATGAGGATGGAGGCATGATAATTTCCTCTAAGGGAGCACACGTTTACGATTATGTATGGGAGCAGGTTAAGCAGTTAGTTAGATATAAGGATACCGAAGTAATACAGGAGGTAGATTTAATTGAATAGTTTGCAAAGATATATAAAAATACTAAAATTTACCGCTAGTCAGTCGAAATGCAAACGCCGCAAGATCGGTGCTCTTGCAATACTAAATAAAGGATATATCTACAAATATAATAGTATTCAAAAGGGCGATTATGGTATCTGTGATGAATGTCCAAGGATAGGACAGGAACACGGAAACTGGTCAGGTAACCAAGAATGCCCGGCGATACACGCAGAAGAAGCGGTTATCTTGAACGCGGCGCGTGGAGGCTATTCTCTGGAGGGTGAGACGTTACTCGTTACTGATAAGCCCTGCAACCGATGTTCTAGGTTAATAGTCGGAGCAGGATTTAAAAAGGTTATTTATTTAAGCGATATCGGAAGTAATAATGGCATAGACTACCTCCGCAAATGTGGCGTTGAAGTTGAGCAGTACCAAGATGCCGTTATTATAGAAAATCCAGATGAAGGGGTGCTGGAATAATGAATATCCATGAAATCAGAGAGTTAGGCAAAAATTTCTGCCAAACAGTTGGTTCAGCACACTACAGGGAGAACAGTATTGACCCTATAGAGTACGCCATAGCTAACAATATGATTGAGGATTTTTGCCTGATAAACATTATTAAGTATGCCAGCAGGTTTAAGCATATCCGTAACCTTGACGATTTGAAGAAAGTTTCCGATTACTCACATATCCTGTGTGGGGTGGAGTTAGAGAAAAAGAATAAAGTTTATCCCGTACTTATACAGCAGAAACAAAGCAATCACCTGAAAAATTCTGATATTTGCGGTGATTGTAAAAAGGAAGGTAATTGCGACGAACCATGCGAGAAGTTGTATAAGTCTAATATTCCAAATAGACCGGAGGTAACTGACTGATGAAAAAATCCTGCTTAACCTGCAAGCACGGTAAATTTAAGCAGGTTAATGTGTTAGACTATTGGGAGTGTTCCGAGTATTCTATTTTTTATGCCGGGCAGTGCCGGGCGGGAAACTTTGGATTGTGGGAGGCAAAAGAAGATGCCGATATATAACGATGGCGACACCAAGGTTTGTATTTTTGGCAAGGGTGATATTTCAGTATGTACCCTTAAATACAATGGAGGTTATTTTAATACGGTGCTTGGTTTAGTGCAGGACACGCAAAGCAACCCTATCGGAACCGAAAACAAGCATCATATTGGACTGAGTGCAGACGAAATGGAAACACATGTAATGATGTATTTCGATAATGTGGCATCGGTAGACTTTGTTATCAGTAGACTTCAGGTTATTCGTGCAGATTTGGTTAGGATGCAGGAGGGTAAAGATAATGGAAATGAATAAGTATCAAGAGTTAGCGGCAAGGACTGATACCGTAATAAATACTGATAGATTAATCAAATATGGCCAATTGCTTAATGCCGCCATAGGTATGGTTGGTGAAGCGTGTGAGTTCTTAGAGGTTGTTAAGAAAATAGTTTATCATGGCCATAACTTGGATAATGTGACAAAAGATAAACTTGTCAAGGAGATTGGCGACACAAAATGGTATTGTGCCAAAGCAGCTAGACTGTTGGGCGTTCCGTTAAGTTATGTTGCCGCTATTAATATCGAAAAACTTAAAAATCGTTACCCAGATGGATTTAGTGAGGACAAAAGCATTAACCGAGATATGGACAAATGATCCAAGTTTGGACATGCAAATGCGGTCAGAAAAATCAAGCCAACGTATTCTCACCGGGAGCAACGACAATAAAATGCTCCCGGTGCTACACCGATTATATTTTAACGGTAAAGACTACCATTATTGAAGTGTTTGGAGGTAGGGATTTTGAAAATAAACACGATAGTACCTAGTAGCACAGTGGACGGTCCAAATTTTAGACTCGTAATTTTCGTTCAAGGATGCGCTCACGGTTGCGAAGGTTGCCATAATCCGCAAACTCACGATAGAAACGCCGGGTACTGCATTAGTCCGAAAGCGTTGGCAGGCATCATATTAGGGCATTTACAGGACGATCCTTTACTCACAGGTATTACATGGTCTGGCGGCGAACCATTCGACCAAATCGAAGAGTTGAACGCAGTTAACGAGTTAATTATCCGGGAGCGTCCCGATGTGAGCATTATGCTGTATACGGGATACGTTATGACACCTGAGAAGTTGCGGAAACTTAGGCATATTGAGTATGTGGTGGATGGACCGTTTATTTTGGCGCAGCGGGACATTGGGTTGAAATTTCGGGGCAGCGCAAATCAGCAGGTTTGGCAGAAGGTTAACGGGGAGTACGAAAATATTACGGAGTTGTGGAGGTAGAGAAAATGAGCGTTGATGTAAATACAGTAACGGGAATTTTGGATGAAGTTAGTAAGAGGTTGAGCGAACCTGCCAAACATACCTACAGCGTTTTGGTTAAGCAGGCGGTTGCTGATGGGGCAGGAGATTTAGTATTATGCTCTCTGTGTGTTGCCGGAATAGGTTTTGCACTTTATTTTATTCCAAAATTAATGAAAGTTTGCGCTGACAATGATAGTAAAGGCAATGAAGGTATAGCTGCATCTAGCGCGTTCGTAATACTTATGCTTGGTATTTGGGCTGTTTATTCTGTTTTATTCTTACCCTTTGACCTTATTGATGGAATAAAACACATCATCAACCCAGAATATTATGCAATAATGGATATTATGTCAAAGATTAAGTAGGTTTGGAGTTGATTTTATGGCAAATATAGGCGGCGGCAAATCATACAAGAAAGTCCTCAATGCCGAGCAACAGGTCAAAGCGGAACACTTTATGCGTTGCCTGCTCACCAATGACCGCAAGGCAAAACAGGCAGGTTTAACCGTCAACATAAACGAATTCCTAAACAACTATGCCTGCGAATACGGCAATAGTGGCAGTTTATCCGAGCATTTTAAATTATCAGACTACCGTAAACGGATGATTCTTACCTTATGCAATAGCGGAAAGTCACCTCGCTCAATAGCTGATGACTTTGGTATGAATGTCGATAGAATTTATAAGTATCTCAAAAAATGCGGTGCTTGTCGGTGAGCAAGAGAAAGAAAAGAAAAACTCCCCATGTCGGGTGGTGCTTATCTGAGTACCATCCCGGCAAGTTGGGGTAAGGTAAAAGAAAAGAATTGCCTGAGCAAGAACGGTAAATTTAAACCTTGCCGCCATTTTGAAGTGAATATGGATCATCCGAAGTGGGCGAGGTGTGGGTTTGTGGATATTGGTGGGTGCTAGGGGGTTGGTTGTGAAATGAGAAAACATGAACCCAAGAAATGCGTAAAATGCGGAGAAGCATATATTCCTACGAGTGGTCCGCAAAAATTTTGTACCAAATGTTTACCTCCTGCCTGCGAGGGATGTAAAAGAATTAAATTAGCGGTACAGGAAGAAAGAAATAGGATAATCGAAATACTTCTCGCAAATAAGGTTTGTATGCACGATTTAGAATATGGTAATTGTCCTAAAGTTTCCTGTGAAGGTTGTTGGCAGGAGTACCTTGATGAGTAGTCAAGAAAACGGACAGGTGCCGGTTAAGCTAACCGCTTCTGATATTATTGATTATGTCGAAAGGAACTGCTTTTTATATAAAGGTCAGTGGTGGTTAGATAGAAAAACCTATGGTCATTTGGAGGAATGTGAAAATTGAAGGTAGTTGGCATAGACGCTAGTTTGACGAGTACCGGAATAGGATCGATGATTTATGGAGAGCTAGATAATTGCCTTGTTACTAGCTTAGTTAAGAGCAATAGGACAGGAGTTTACCGCTTAATTGAGATAAGGGAAAGAGTTTTTAAGGCGGTTGTCGGTGCCGACTTAGTTTTAATTGAGGGATACTCTTATGCTTCCCCTAATCAAGCGCATCAAGTGGGAGAGTTGGGCGGTGTTCTTCGGGTTATGTTTGCCGAATGTAACTTGAAAGTTTTGGAGGTTGCGCCTAAACAACTAAAGAAATTCGCAACTGGAAATGGCAGCTCAAGTAAAGAGCAAATAGCCGTTGCCGCATACAAGAAATGGGGTATAGAGTGCCGTACAAACGATGAAACGGACGCTGCGGTACTTGTGCATATCGGACTAGCTTATATGGGTAATACAGACAGCTTAACGGCATATCAGCAGGAAGTTATTGACGCTCTGCATGGCAAGTCGGAGGTCAAGGTAAAGCGGAAGAAGAAAGAAAAATGAGACTAACGGCAGACCAAGAAAACCAACTAACCAGTGAATTTATCGCGTTCTGCGAGACTCACCGGGATAAGTTGGCAGGGATGAAAGATAACTCTGACCGCATGAATTTTATGATGTTGAAACTGAGGCATATTCCGCAATATTTGATGTTGAGGAAAGTTAGACCCTATTTGGTTAAGGGGGATTAAATTTGTATCCGTATTGGATTATACATGGTGTTATTTTTATATCTCAATTGCCTCCAGAAATACAGGAAACTCTTAAAATACTTGTTGATAATATGCGTGAACAAGAAGAATTATGTAAAAGATTTAGTATTATAGATAATTTATGTGAATATGATACGTCCATATACCTTTATGAAGAAAACCTACCCTTATGGCGAAGGACTGAATATCAAGAGAATACACGCAAACTTAAATCAGCCGTAAAATTTAGGCGTGATAGACATACGACAAGGGCAAATTTGTGGTCTGGGGAAAGGAAAAGGCAATGCTTAGAGACACAATAGGTCCAAATCCACTAAGAATATGCGACACTAATCCCCTAGACTACAAAACAGTCAACGGTAAATGGGTGCTGATACCGGGATGGTGGAGAGAAATAAAAGATCCTCCGAAGTTTGTTGAAACTAAGGCAAAGGGAAAGAAAGGGTGATGTAATGAGTTATGTCGGAACTCCAAGGATATGTGAACGGTGCATGAACAGCCATGTTGACGGTGGCAAGGCAAGAGAGATAACCTGCCTTGATGGAAATTCAATCTACTTTAAGCAGGACGTATCAATGTTGAGAATGGCATCCTGTTTGGTGCCGAAACAGAAGGGTAAGAAGTACGCTACTAGACGATAGAACATGCCGGGGTTATTGCCCCGGTTATTTTTATGCAACAAAAAACGATACAGACCGTGGACGCTGTACCGTTTAGTGGGGTAGTATACTTTGGATTATTTTAGTGCCAGTAAGATAATCCGCGATAATGTTATATTCGACGTGCGGTAGGGATTGTCCTGCTTACGGTAGGACGGGGTGTGGTTTGATAGCCTTAATACTTTCCATAACTTTCTTGTGCAATTTTTTATATCAGGACAATCATTGTCAAATTTATCAACGTCAGGCCAAATAAAGATATATCCGTTTTCATGTAATGTTAAGTCATATTGCTTAAAACCACACAACTCTCTCAGTCTATCCTTCTGTTTATCGGTAAGTTGTGCAAGGTCGGATGGTTTCAAGTCGTTGTTTCAATATTCCATCTCCTTCTCATATTCCTCCAGGTTAACTTCCCCATCCTCGTCAACTAGCCGACAATCTAGTAATGGCTTGAAGTTTTCTCTGTCGGATATGGTGCAACGGTTGGAGAGGAAACTATTTCGGTAGAATGGACATGCGGTGCATTTCATTGGTTAATCCTCCTGTAAAAATCAGCACACCAAACATAATTATCCTCGTTTTCTACACTTCTATGATCATAGAGATTACCAACAAAGTCCTTAATTCTTCCTTCGCTTGTATATCCCTTAGACTTCATTTCTTTAATATGATTATTTCTTTCTTCCTCAGAGTCAGTGTCCTCCTTTACTGAACGGCATATTTAAGCATTAACAGAGCAATTCCATAATTAATTAACGCACCTGCCGGAACTCCGCAACCCCAAGCAATAGCCATATTTTTAAAAAAACTTCTTTCATAAGAAAGTCTGGATAAAATTAATACGGGAGTTAGACCGCCAAAAAACATTCCGGTCAAGAAAGTTATACCGTTGATTGTGTCTATGGTCAATTACTTTTCCTCCTTCTCTATTTCTTTGATGTCAAAAACAATCCCTTCGCACCACGGTTGTCCATCCTCAAAAACATCAAATGTGGCATGGGGAATAGATGTTTCGTAAGTCCAAAAATATTTTCCTTTATTGCAAATAACTTTAATGGACCTAGTTTTCTTTTTAGCTATTAGGGAATATTTACATTCACACTCGCAATCTTCAAATAGACCGTCCTTATTAAGTAAAATTTCCCCTCCATTATAGCAACCAACTTCATCATAAATAAAACCTCTCAGTTCTGCATGATCGTCTGAATAGCCGAAAATAACAACAAAACCAAGTTCTTTAGCCTGCAATTCTTCTTCTTTAGTAATCTCTTTTCCCATTTCTCTTCCATTTAGTATTGCCGCAAATTCAAATATGTTCAATTTACTTTTCCTCCTTCTTTTTCTTGGGTTTAGTAACTATCAACCCAATTAACTGATCTTTATTTATACTGCCCACGTAATTTAATTTACCCACATTGACTGCCCGCTTACACCACTCAAAACCTTGGCAAGTAAAGCAAAATTGGCTTATTGATTCTTCTCCCTCAGGCAATCTTAAATCAAGTTCCTTCACCGAAACGCAGTCCCAAAGTTCTAAAAACTTCTTAACCCGTTCAACTAGCCTGATATAATGGTTGTCACGATAAATATAAGTACCTATGCCCCACTTGCCAGACATTTCACTCTGTTGTCCATTATTAAATTTTATTTTATCGTTATGCCAATTATAAATCTCCTTAGTTGTGCAACATTCTAAATCAGGGGTAAAATCGTGCGGATCGTCAGGTAAAGCAAGTCCGTATCCGACATATATTGCCCTATCTTCTAAATAAGGTAATATCTCTGCAAGAAAATCATAATGTAGTGCTAACGTTAAATACTCTCTCCTCAATTGGCTTCCTCCTTCTTCAATAATTCCTCAATAGCCTTCTGAACAAGTCTAGTCTGAGGTATCATCGTTTTATCCGAGAGTTTCTTTAATCTCTCAATAACTTCCTCGTCAATGGTATATGTTACGGATTTTTTCATATCGCACCTCCTAGAATATTATACAATAGTTATATTGCTAAGTAAATACTTTTTATACCGCAAACGGTAAATTTATACCGCAAAATAAAGGACAAAAAAATAAGACCTTCGGGAGGTCTTGGAATAATTATTGAGTACACTACTAGAAGTTTCCTGTCGGGCAATGACTACCGACCGGGTAAATCGCTAATGTGTTAAAAAGATTGAAGTAAGGAGGATGTCACCTGCCTCTCATGTTAGATTTGTTGGAGTTATTATATTATTCGCCATCGTGGGTTGTTTTTCCTGCTTGATGGTAGTATAATATGAGTAAGCGGTGACAGAGTGGTATCGTTAAAACCGTGGGGTACGGTGAGAAATCTGTGGGCGTGGGCTTTTGTTGTCCCGGTTCGGAAGGGCGCAGATGGAATTGCAAGGTTCGAGTCCTTGTCCGCTTATTAATGCCACTATCACTACATCCCTTGGTTTATATCAAGGACTAGGTGATTAGGGCATTTAAAATCCGACATTACTGCAACATGAATCAATTCATGGTTTTGTGTCGGATAGAAGGTAGATTGGGTGGAGGCGCAAAGAGTGACGCTATATCTAAGACCTGGAAGTGAGTCCGTTTCGATTCGGACATAGAGCATGGTTGCTAGTGCCAGGCATTTGTAGGGTTTAATTCCTTACCCACTCAAAGCATATCTACCAATTGTCCAAGAGACGCAATGCAGGGCGTTGAGGATTAACGGCAGTAATCGTTACTTCTGCGCGTGAGGTGTGACCTGTCGGGCAAAACTCTCTCTAACCGGGGGAGTTTTGTTTTACCGTATAAAGGAGATAATGGCGTATGAAAATAAGAATAAATAAGCAAAATAAAGACGCATATATTAAAACATTAACTGATAGTTTGGTTAGATTTATAGATTTCTGTAATAAATCTAACGATGATAAATATGTTCCATATAGAGATATTGCAGAAGATGTTTTAGTTAACTATAATAAAATATCATTAAACGTATTGCAATTTTGCTTTGACGTAAAAAATATAGACTGCATTGTATATCCTAGCAATATGCTTCGCGTTATGTATGCTTTTAGGGATTATGTCTATAACGGAAAAGAATTGCTATCTATATATGAGCAGCAGGAAAAATCTAAAAAATATCACCATTTTGATTTTAGTGTAAAAAAACCTAAGACATTGACCAATATTTAAACATAAAAACCCCGGCAACCATCCGGAAATTCCGGACAGTTAACCAGGACTGCTTTTTTATTTCCGCAATTTTGGTACCGACATTCATGTCGAGAACAATAGTTCGTAAAATAAAATAAAAACCCCGGCAACCTGTAAGGAATACTCACAAGTTCCGGGGTTGAAGTTAATTCGCGTATTATAGTTTTTCCGTTTTGTCAGTATCCTTATTCATTTCTGAGCCAACCAAGAATCTACCGCCAGCAGCTAGACCTATGCTTGTGCCGAAAATGAATATCAACTCTCTTATGCTGTCTAATGGTTTACCTGCTAGACAGGTGTATAGGTATGTAGCCAAACAAACAGCCATACATGCCGCAAAAAACCAGTCCATTTTAGTGAATTCTTTTTTCATTGTCGTACCTCCTATTTTATTAGGCAAATAATTAACTGCCCCAAATGTAGACTTTGGTCAATCCATAAATCCTTCGTTAGTGCAAATGTTTTATCTTCTTTTCTAGTCTTCCATCTGTCAATGAAGAAGTGACCTATTAGCAACATAGCAACCTTCCATCATGCGAATAAGCTAAAATAAATAAGTCCGGCAGATATTACGCCGGACCACATAAACGCATGAGAGAAAAGCAGGTAGTCAAATTTACCCTTCATGTTAGCCAGAAATTCACCCTGCAGCGGAAAGTCTGCTATGAAATGTAGGGCGATTAGAAAGAATAATGTTGTTATCATCTTAAGCCCTCACTTTCAATTCAAAAGCCATGACGATTCCATAAGCGATCTCGTTGGCCAACTTATTGAGAAATACGGAATCTTTCAGCTTTTCCGCATCCTTCTTATTGTCGATAAACCCGTTTTCTATCAGCATGGCCGGGATGCCTGCCTCCTGCATCTTTCTTAACACATAGAAGTTAGCTCGTTTCTTGCCCCGGTCGGGCATGTTATTTCTGGTGAATACGGGTGCAGTGTTGCCGTGTATAACGCCGCGTATTATGTCCGTGGTTATGCCTGCCTTGTTGTGTACGAAACTCTCAAACCCAGTACCTCCACCGGCATTTGTGTGGATACTGAGGAAGAAATCTGCTTTCATTCGTATTGCTTCCTTGGCCGGCAAAGTCATTTCGTCCGATGATGTTGACCGGGGGTTCGTGCAGGATGGTTGCAGGATGATTACGTCAACGTCATATTTAGATAGTTTATCCTTGATAATATTAGCGACTACCCAGTTTAGGTTTTTTTCTAATAGACCATTGCCTATGGCTCCAGAATCTAAACCGCCGTTAATGACCAGGATCAAGAACTAACTTGAATCGTGGCATTTAAACCACCTCCTTAGTAATCCTTAAATTTCTTCTTGATTAACGCTAACCGCTTATCTCCGATGCCTTTAATTTCGTCTAGTTCGCCTATAGTGATGGGTTTATGCGCTGCCCGGTAGTTGACTACCTTTTCTGCCGTAACAGTCCCTATGCCCTTAATCTCGACTAATTCTGACCTGAGTTGATTGTCGGTTAGCTGGTTAATGTCTTGCTTTTGGAAGTTGAAATACATGAGAGATGTGACTATTAAGCCCAAAATAATACATACCGCACATATCCTGCATTGACCTTTATTTAGCATATCCTTACCTCCCGGCCAGCCAACCGCAGGCAGCAGTTAGTATGCTAATAACGGCAGTAGCCCACGGCGGCAACCGATTTTGAAAAGACTTCTGCATCTCGTCCAACTTATTAATCACTCCCTCGAACATTTCTTTTAGGTCTTTCTGGTTAGAGAAAAGAGTTTTTACTTGCTCCTGTAGACGAACAATTTCGTCGTTGTCGCCCAAAGGTATCACCTCCTGGGGTTTTTGTGGTATAATGTTGGTGTGATGCCAGGGTGTTGCCGCACCCACCGCTATGAAACCCTCCTGGGTTGGCGGGGCATCACTTTTGTGTTCTCCGATTAAATGTTTTGTTAGTTAATTATACTATATTGTGAAAAATTTTTCATTATTGGGTGAAAATAAAAACACCCCGGAGGGTGCTAGTTATTTGGTCATTATCTTGTCAAATATTTTATTTCCAATACTTCTAAACTTCTGATAAACTGCGCTACTTGGATCTCTGCTTTCTCCTAAATATTCTTTCGGAGATTTATTTAGAGCATTGTGATACATTTTGTGTGAGTTTTCGAGCCTAAGATTTTTTATAAAACTAACAGTAGGTTTCTCTGTCGAAAGTTCATCACACAAATTTCTATGATCCATGTTAAACATAAATTCGTAACAGAGCATTGCCCAGTAACATTCCTCATGCGTTGGCATATCTCCGTCTTTCGCACTCGTTATAATATCGTATAATGTTCTCATTTTACACCTCACTATTTAGTAAAACAATACAAATTGCTACCATACATACAAAAATATTTTCATCTCTCATAACTAAACTTCCTTCTCAGTATCAGATTTGTTGGAAAGAAAGTCACGAACAGCATCCAAAACTTTAGGTTTCCATAGTATTTGAAATCCTTCCCATTTGTTAGCGGCGGCATCTTGCATCATTCCGTATTCTTTGCCTGACTCAGTCAACTTCCAAGGGTTTCTTTTGACTAATCTTTCGGTCCCAGGTTTCTTGCCTGCCTCACGAATACCGTATTGAAAACCCATTTCTTCCAACAATAAGTTTACTACGCTGGATTTCATGTCTAACTGTTCTCCTATTTGACTGGCGGTAAGTATCTCGGCATCTTCTTCGCTTACTGCCGGTAATAGTTTTCTGTAGTCGGTTAATTGTCTGCCTGTTTCTCTCTCGGTTCTGGCAATGGCAACTGCAACCGCACGTTCCGGTCTAATTCCTATCGCCCTGGCAAACTCTTTTGCAAATCTTATTTCTGCCATTGCTTCGCGGTCCCATGTGGGTATTCTGCGCCGAAGCGATTTGGCCTTCTGTAAAAATGCATCTGCTAAAACGTCTTTTGCCCTTAACTGGTATTCGACAAGTCTTTCCTGTACTTCTTCGCTCTCGATAATATTGGCGTTTATTTTAGCCAACCAGAGAGGTAGGAAGTTTAGGTCTAGGACCAATATTTCTTGATTCCCTCCGTTAGTAAGGGTGGAGATTTTACGCCCCCCTTTAGAAAGTACAATATCGCTATTTATTTTGTCCCTCTGTGCCTTAGTTTGGTTTTCATTAAGACCTAAACCATCACACACCCAACTCACACCAACGTAAACTTTATCATCATTGGCCTTTACTGCCATAATATCGGCGCCGTTAAAGTTGACTAGTTTTTGCTCTACCGGAACAAGTTGACTACTCATAAGCAAGCACCTCCCATTATCTTAGTCAATCGCAACCCGTCGCGCATACCCTGTTCGTATGCCGCCTGAGTGTCAAGTGCCTGCTTATGGCTATAGGCATCCAATAATTGGGTCATCAACTTTGTGTTTTTCGGTCCTACTAATTCCTCCATCATATTGCGGATAGAATATAGATTAGCCACAACTTCGCCATAACCTACTTCCTTACTTGCCTCCATTATGGCGTTACCTGACCTGTCAGCGCATAACTCCGCAAAACAATCCTTGAAACTTTCCCGCATAATCCCTCCACCTCACTAATATATATTACTTCTATATAAATTATACTACCACAAGGGTAATAAGTCAATACGATAAAGGTAGTATAATTAAAAAATAGTTGCAATATAATAACGCATGATGATATACTATATACGGTAGGAGGTGTAAAATAATGATAGTGGTAAAAGTTTCAGAATTAATGGGTCGTCACCGCATAAACCAAAGGCAGTTATGCCAAATGACCGGAATTAGACCGGGAACCATTTCCCAGTTTTGGCATGGCACGACAAAAAGAATTGAGATTGAACAAATAGATAAGTTATGTCGCATTCTCAAATGTCAACCGGGAGATTTATTTGAATATGTGCAGGAACAATAATTAAAAAACTTAATAATTTTCGACAGAGAATATCAAAGGATATTTTCCCCCTCCCTTGAATACAAATGACATGAGGAGGGGTCGTTATGAGAAAAACATGGTTGTTGCCTATTTTTATAACAGTAATACTAATCGTGCTATGGGTTAACCGTTGGGAGTACACGGCAACAAAGACAACTAACTATAAGATTATAAAATGGAAAACAGATCATTGGACAGGTCAAGTCTGGATGGAGACTTATAAAATCCAGTCTTTTGCCGAATTAGCAGATGTAAAAATAGAACCAATGCAACCGCTAGTCAGTAAAGACCCAAAGAAAACGGAAACAAACTACACGATAATGTGGATCGTATCTCTCGGCATTAACGCTCTGTGGTTATTGATTGTGACTCCGATTGACAAAAAGAAAGAAAATAATTCAATAGAGAAAAAGAGTGATTCTAATGGATAAGCAAATGCACTGGACATATATCATAATCATAATGATTTTACTAACAATGGCATTTCCAATAGTAGAAAAAATAATCAACTTTATTTGGTGGATAATTTGGATTGTTGTTGTACCTGCTGGAATAATTTTTACTCTATGTTATGAGAAAACGCACAAAGAATAGTGCTACTCAGAGAGTATACTCTCGATAGCACTATTTCTTTTTTGTTTATTCCTTTCATCCATCCTAGTCCTTGCCGGTGATTTTGGCTTATCTTCGGTAATAAATCTTCTTCTCTTTAATTGTTCATATATTTTAAGTTGAGCATCTAATGGCTGATTAACAATATCGGCAAGTGCAACAGCTTTAACTTGCATATCCCTCAACTTAATGGTTTTCTGTTTTGGAAGGATAGACTTATCCTTTTGTAATTCCCTTAAAGCAGTGCGGTTATCAGAAATCATTTCAGCAACTTTGCCGTATAGTTTCCTTAACTTTTCATCATCCTCACCTATAACTTCTCCGGTCTGCTTTGTGTCTGCCTTCATTGTATCTAGTTTCCGTTTGGCATCGTAAAACTTTTGCGTCACATCAGTATTATAGGCAGGGTCAGCAGTAAAAATTCTCTTTAAAGTATCACCCGTACTACCCTCTGATAGCGCAGGGATACCTACTTGACCAATTACCCCAAGATAGCTTTTCACTAAGTAATCAACCTGTTTTGGTGATACTTTTTCAGGATACGATTCTCCTAGCTTTTTGGCAAAAGACGATGTTTTTTCGTCGTATTGTTGGCCCGGACTCATGTTTTTCATGTATTCTGGAACTACGGGACGATCAACAAAGTCTTTATTTGCTCGCAGATCGTTGATTGGCGCAGCGATAGTTCTACCAGGAGGCATAAAACTTGCCCAAATAGTGTCTGAAAATTTCGCAAAAGCATCGGGATTTTCTTTCTTAAGACTATCCAATGTTCTCTCTACTAATGCGCCAAAAACTACGCCACCCTCACGAGGTTTGGGTAATTTTAAAAAAGTACCACCAGGTAAAGGGATAAGGTAGTTTGTATCTTTAGTCCAACTACTTAATTTCTGATATTCTGGGTTATCGTGATTGTAAGCATACAACATCAATGTCGGAACCGTTATTGCCGCAAATGTTTTGCCGAGTGCAGCAACTGGATTATCCTTATATATCCTCGCTAACTTATCAATTCCATTTATAGAAGCACCAAAATATGGTATGAAGGCATCAAGAAAATTAGTAACATCTGCGGTATTCTTTTTCTGGAAATTTACGGTAACATCCTTGCTCTCATATAGTGCCTTAGTCCTAGACGCATAGCTGTCACCATCCTTTCGGATAATGCGCCGATACTCGGAGAGTCTCGGTACTGCTTCGGTAAAGTCTGCAAGTTTTTCAAGTGCCTTAAACGGCACACCAAGAAGTCTTTTCGTATATTCAACCGGATTTTTGATGTTGCTAAAATCGTAATACCCCGGCATTAACTTTGCCTTAGAATTTGCCAAGATATTAACATCTGTCGATACAGCAGAAGCATACCCGCCGCCCATGTCCTTGTACGACTTATACGCCGCCCTATTGCCCAATATGTCCAGTAAGGCACCTACAATATCCTTCGACCACTCTACAGGGCTATTGGTGCTTTTAGAGGCGACATAAGACATAGGCAAGTCACGGACTACGTTCCTACCAAGTGAAAATATCGGGTTTATTCCAGTTGTTAGTAATTTCATTTTGCTGGTTATCGACCTTGCCGCATCCATAACTACATTTTGAGCCTGTGGGGTTAGACCGGATATTGCTTCGAGTAATGGCAAATCATTAACTCTAACATGAACCCTTTCTCCATTAATTCTTCCTGCAACAATATTTGGCATGGTAAGATTGGCTGTATTTGAGTCAACTATTTCTCCCCAAATACTCATACCTTCGGGGTCTTTCTGTATGTCCTCAATAATCCTTTGCATGACCTCGTTGCGCTTGGCTGCCTTGATATAGTTAGGAACTCTTTCTATCATTGTTTCCAGAGATTCAATAGTCTTGCGCTCCGAACCTCTGGCACGCTTAACCGGATTTGGTTGATCAGCAAACGAACCTTTTGCCCCTGTTTTGCCAATCTCAACTTCCTCCATTAGGCGTTGCATCGGCACATAGTCGCCGTATTTTACCCTCATAGCGTTCCAGACATTTTCAGGAATTAGGCCTGTTTCAACTAACCATGTCTCCCCAAACTTATTTATCCATGAAGTATAATCTTTGGCCGCCTGTGCCATCCAAGGATTTTCTGCATCGTATTTTACTATTTTCATATCAGCCATTTCGGGCGACATATTTAGTTCCCTGTCATATACTGTCATATCGGAGTTTTCCCATGCTTTAGAGTGCTTGAGTTTTAGATAATCCTCAAACTGCCTCCATTGCCCTTTTGGAACCTGTTGAACTATATCCTTAAGCGGTGCGCCAACAACATTCCCCTGAGAGTCTACTAGATTTTCAGTAAGCGTTCTCTGAGCCAATGCCTCTGCGTTGCTGGTATTATGTGCTAGTATGTAAGCACGTTTATTATAAGGGATTGTTCCCCCTGCCTTGGCTACTGTTTTGTCAAAGTCATTAATTCTATTGTAACCGTCCACGGTTTTGTAGTATAATTTTTTTGCCATACTCTTGATGTTTTCGGGTGCTATTTTATTAAACAGAGAGTTTCCTTCGGACTTAGAAGTAATTGTTTCTATGGTGTCTGGTAATCTTACACTCATTGGACTAATGCCGGGAGATAATGGTATTTCTGCTTGACCATCTGCTTTCTCCGGTCCAAGGCCAACATCTTCACCTACAACCATTTCCGCTTTCTCCGGTTTTAATCCAATGTCCTCGGACATGGTTTTAGAGGTGTTTTCACTATCAGGTTTCCAGTTTAAAATATCGCTCTTAGTTTTATCGTCAAACTTGCCTATAGCATCAATTTTTTCGACTAAAGAAATTTTACTTCTATCTAAGACAATCCAATTATCCTGTACACCTTCCGAATAACGAATTGAATCATAGCCCTTATCTTTAATTGCATCCAGTACGATAGGTAAATTTTTACCTCTAAATAACTTAAATACACTACCGTCAATACCATCCATTTCATCTATTCCAAGATTTTCAGCAATAGAATCCTGTTTTTCTCGTGGAACACCAAGTTCATCCATCAAATCATATGCTCGATCCATATCAATTTCGCCTTTTTTGATATGTGTCAAATCTAAAGTATTATCAAACAAACCCTTCATTTCGTAAACAGTAGGATTGTATCCTTCCGGCTTTCCTCCGGATATAGTGTCTGGCAAATTTTCTATTTGTTTGGCATATGAATTTGCGGTTTCTTTTTGAGTAGTAACATAAAGTAAGTCATTTTCCTTAGAAATTTTATCTACTTCTGCTGTGTCCTTAATTTGCTTTTTAAGTTTATCTATATCTTTCTGGTAACTCAAAATAAAATAATCTGCTTGCTCAATTTCCCACTTCGCGGAATCTCTATTAACCATATCCTCGTAATTGGAGTAGTCAGGTTTATTTTGAAGAATTGCCTCTGCATTTTTCTTCCGTTTTTTCTGCATGGAAATATTATTTTCAAATCTTTTAATTTTTTCTTCCGGAGTCCAACCAAGAACATCTTCTATGGTTTGCATTTGCTGGATATTTCTACTCTTGCCCTGCGCGCCTTCAGGAACCATTTCGCCGCGATAAAATACCTGTCCTTTATCTCCGATGCGCTGTACTGCCCTTAGTGTTTTTTGCGCTTCTTCAACATTTTTAAATCCAGCATCATTAACTATTTTATTAAGTTTTTCCGCTTTCTCCGGTTTTAATCCTATGTCCTCAGCCATCACTTTATTGCCAACAACCTCTGGCATCTTAACCGCTTTTCGCCCAACGCTAACAGTTTTACCGCCAGCATCAACTTGTATAATCATCTTATCTGCCCTAGTAACTGTCGCCTGTCTACCATCCGGCAAGATAACGGGATCTCCAGGTTTTAATCTAAAATACGAGAACTGCGATTCAAGTTCAGGAAATTCATCCAGCACTTGATTGGCCTTATCTATGCTCAATGTACTACTAAGAGTCTGCCTTGCTGCCGCAACTTCTTTAGCCGTCTTAGCGGCAACTTCCGGTAAAGGGACTGATGCGGGAGAATCCATCGTTTTCGACTGACTTCTGATGTTAGCCAATTCCCCTGCCGTAAAACTTGACATATCGGGCGGTTTATACTCTGGCATCCTAAACTCGGTAGGTGCAGGAGTAGGGGTTTTCTCTCTGCCCAACACCCCGCCCAAACGCCCCAATATCACACCTATGGCGGCATTAGTCGCCCCAGCCTGCGCCGCTTCTCCGGTATTAAACTCACGGTCATTCGCTATTGCCCTGGAATACTCGTATGGAATAGTTGCCCCTCCGACCTTAATAGTACTCTGAGTAAGACTAGGGATATTTGCTACTTTAGAGGATTTAGTTCCCAAACGGGATAACGCTTGACCTATAGCGTTTTCTGCCCCCTGGAATATTTTTGAGCCTACATTAAATTCACCGCCAGCCAGGAAACCAGCTAATCCCCCGGCAAGGTCGGCAGAGTTTAATTTTACAGGCCTACTATTAGTAAAACTTTCCGGTAAGTTTTTAACCATATCAGGCATATCTTTTTTATCGAAAAGTGGCTTGCTATTAACTACAAAATCGCCGACATTAGGCTTGTTGGGGTTGTCTATGCCAGTTATGATTTCCCC